GTGCCTCCATGCTGGCACGGATGGAGTATTACGCCCCCGTGCCATTTGCGCCCGTCTGGCTGCTCTACTCTATCACGTTATACACAGTATAGAAGATCACAGATTTTAGAGTTTTTGCAGCGGTGCCCACTCCTGGCGGCTTGTTATAGATCTTATAGAGCATCACGGATATTAGGGAATTGTAAATAAATGTAAATAATACATATTATAAATATATATAATTGTAGATAAATGTTAAAAACAAATATATATAATAACTTTTTTATCAAAAGATTTGGTCATATCAAATTTATATAATACCTTTGCAACTGTAAACAAGAAACAAATAACAATTTAGATCTGGCGGCAACAGTAATTCGGCTTATATATTATGGCAAGAATCACAAAAAAACAGGAGTTCGACGAGCTTTCAAAGTTCGGCTGCGCTTTTCTTCAGACCAACAATTATGGCGGTTATTGCATCGTCGTTGACGATGGCGGAGAAGGGGTATTGTGGCGCGACTGCACCAGTAGAAACGAACACACGGCACAAAGATGGCAGCGTATTAAATACACTTGCCCGCGTGATCCTGAAGCCGAATCGCGCCCGTATTTTACCATATACGGCACCCGCTATTATCTGGACGACTTCATGCGCTGCGCTTAAACCATACCGGGGAGGTTCCGGCCTCCCCTATTATAAATAACATATAAAATTACAACATTAAAAATACTTTAGATTATGAGTACACCTAATTTTTCTTTAAACAACGCTTCGCGTTATTTCGTTTTTGGTATGCCTGTATATTATACACAGGAAGATATAAATGAGAATGGGCTGGATCAAGACCTTTTGGACCATTTCGACGAGACGGGCACGGAGGCTATTTATGAAGCCGACAAAGAGAATGTGGCCTACGAATTGAAGGAGAAGGGATGGCACGATATAGAGGAGCATGACTATGACCGTAATTACCCTACACTTTTTTTCTCTGAGAAAACAAAAACTATAAAGTGTGGGGACAACCGAATGGATATTACTATTCAAGCTGGCAGCACGTCTGGTTATTATGAGGCATCAATTTTCGACTGGTTCGTGGTTGTCAAGATTTACAAAAGAGTTGATTATTATTACGAAACGTGTGATTATGTTTATGGCGACTTTAATGCCGACGACGTGATCCGCGATGATTGGTACGACAACGCCGGACTCAGCAAGATCCATGCTACACATATTATAAAAAAAATTGAGGCGGTTGTAAAAGAGCTAAGCAGCGAGGCTGAGCTGGCTTTCTCGATGTATTGCGACGAGGAAATGTACTGCGCCTATCAATGTTCCAACGGCGAGGCCGGCTACGGCAGAACGGACAAGCGCCTGTGGCAAGAAGTGGAAGAACAGAAGAAGAAAACAGCATAAAACAAGATCATCATGGCACAGAACATCACAATATCACGCACAACGGGCACACGCGCCTTTCTGACGGCTTTATTCGCCATCGTTGTATTACTTGTCGCTCGCACGGTTAAAAACGCCCTGACGGCCTTTAAAACGGTCCGTCAGTGGCTCCAGACTCAGCACAGCTTTTATGGCCAGGATGGCGATCCCATCCTGTGCACCGGCTGGCAGTTGGTCGGTTACAACATCATTGCAGCAGTAGTGGCAATATTGCTCTGCATCGAGTATTAATTACGCCTTATTATAGGCAGATAAAAACATCACAACTTTTAATATTTCACAGATTATGAAAACAAATTTTGCAAATAAAGTAGTTAAGGCCGCAAAGCGTGCCGCTTTCCTTCTCTCACTTGTGTTAGTAGCCGTAATTTCTTTTTCGTGTATAGTCGTTTGCGTTCCGCTGTTTCTCTTGTTGTGTGACGTGTTAGGCATAACTGGGACAGTACAATTTATTTGCGCTTTAATATTTATTTTTGGTCCCGTTCTTGAGCTGACTGTCAATGTAGAATGCAACGCCCTGGCAGTGGTTGACCGTATATTTCCCCGCTTTTTCCCATGCCGTATGCCGTTTCAGTGTTTCAGCTTCTGGCACCGTATGCTTCACGCATAAACCGCTTATTATAGGCAGATAAAAACATCACCAACTTTTAAAATTTTACAAATCATGGCACAGATAGTATTATACAACGTTAGTAACGACGAGAAGTATTTTCCCCAGCGTCGAGACATGTTCAACGATGCACGATGGAACGAGGCAAAGCGCCTTTTTGCCCAGGTGCTCAAGCAGCACAGCAAGGAGGCAGGCCGCCGCTCGTCGCGCTTTCTTCAGGACAGGATGGTAGGTGGTGACTTTCCGGCACCTTCCGGAGGCTATCACAACGGCATCACATGTATTGCCAACAGTGGCGAACACAGCCAGCAGCGAGGCGAGTTTACGGTGTACGATATTATAGGCAGCTCTTATATTTACGAGGCTCCCACGGGCGATCTGTGTATTGCCAACATTCCGGAGGAAGGAGAAACGGAATACTACCGTATAGCCGTATTGTCTTACTAAATCATCCATGGGGCTGCACCTGGCAGCAGGGTAGCCTCTATTATAGGACACATTTAAAATTGAGAATATTATGATCCAGATATTTGTTGAAGCGAAAAATTTGATTTGTAGCGATGGCCATGTATGGCTGTGGAAGTCTGAAAGCCTGGATGGCGTGCGCCACTTTGCCACAAAGGAGGATGCACAAAAGTATATAGACCTGCATCATCAGTTTAGCCGCGAGAAGGGTTGGAAAGAAGAGCTCTACAGCATCGGCACGGAGGACGACTTTATGGCGGCTGCAAAGAAGTATGAAGCCGACAAGAAGGCCAACGAGGTTAAGGAGTATTGCAAGCACGCGGACGCATTAATAGAGCGCAGCAAACTTGAAATTAAGGCCCTGGACGGACTTATTCAGGTGTGTCGCCAGTTTGACGGCAAGGTGCTGAACAAACGCTTCCACGATGCCGTAAAGGACGTGACGGGCCTTGATAGCTCGTTTGATCATAATTTAAACCGTTACGAGGTAGAATATTTCGGATTTTTATATAATCGCGGCACCAAACCATATATCTACATTAGCGCCGACTTGAACCACGGATATAACCGTTACACCGGTAAGAAAAAGGAGATCGACCCAAACGTATGGCAATGGGACACAGGCGACCGTTTGGAGGCAGAAAAAGCCATTGTCGTTATAGAACACTATAAAAACGACCGTCTGGAGACGATTGAGAACCTCAAGGCATCAAAAAGGAAGTATGCGGCATACCTGCGCATGGCACGAAAAGCGGAACAGATTTTTAAGGACATGCAACAGTATGACTATGAGATTCAAAAGTTCGCCAGAACTCACGCACTGAGCAAGTACCACTGCCTCTCTAACTTGTGGCTGTCTTATTAGATCATCATTCACGGGGGCTGCACCTGACAGCAAGGCAGCTCCCCTATTATAGAACACATAAAATTTTGAGAAAATCATGGATAAAAAGAAATATATCGACGTATTGACCGAACAGGCAAGCAAGCACAGCAGACCGCAGGAAATGGCTCTCAGTGACTTCTGCGACTACCTTATAGAGTTCTTCAGCGTTGACGCTTTCAAGGCTGGCACCGTTGAATATAGCCAGCACATTTTGAACTGTACGGAGCAAAATCCTGACTTTGCCGGACTCGCCTTCCAGTGGCTCGACGATGTGGCAACAGCGATGGAGCGTGGCGAGTGGCTGGACGTGTTCGGCAACCTGTACGAGGAAATGTATCTGAGCCGTGGCAAGGCATCGAAGACCGGGCAATTCTTCACGCCTCAGAGCGTGTCGGACTTGATGGCACAGATCAGCGGTCTGGGAGCCGGCGACCACGGCAAGGTGAACGACTGCGCAGCAGGTAGCGGACGTTTGCTCCTGGCACACTACATGGAGAAGAGCAAACTGGACCATTCAGCTGGCAGACGCTTCGAGTATGTGGCACAAGACAGCGATCCTATTGCTTGCAAGATGTGCGCCCTGAACTTTATGGTACATGGCATGTATGGCCGTGTGGAGTGTCGAGACACATTGCGCATGACGGAGCCGACCGTGGTGTACGTCATCAACGAAGTGGAATATCCGTTTAACACGCCTTATTATAGCGTGAGAAAAATATTAGCGGAAAATCGGAAGTAAGGTATCACGGGGGTGGAATACCCTCTATTATAGAACATAAAAATACTAAGGATTATGACTTTACAGGAGTTTAAGCGCGAAGCGCAAAGAAGAGGAAACTATTACGACAACAGCGCCAATGCCGCTGAGCATTGGGCAAAATCATGGGGTTTGACTTATCACAGTCTGTTGTGGTATTACAAGAGCTACACTATTGGCAATATGACATGGAAAGGAGGCAAGGTCCGCCTCCGTCACGGATCATACCAGAGTGTTGACTGCTTTATTGGCGACGAGCAAGTAAGCGAGTACCGCTTTAAAAAAGCCCTTGAGTCATTTGTATTGCCTCCGCTCACCAGCGAGGAGAAACAGTACATCGAGGCAGAACAGCAGCGTCTGGATGCTGTTATGCGAGAAGAGAGCATGAAGGCGAGAAGAAGGAGACATCGCCGCCACGAAGTAGACACACGTCAACTTTCGTTTAACTTTGCAGTATGAAAGCATCAAGAACGATTCATTCCTTCCTGCTCAGCCAGCAGGAGGAACAGACGCTCCTCACGGCTCAGGAATATCCCTGGAGCGTGCTACAGGTAATACCCACCACTCCGGCAGACTTCGACCGCACAGTGGCAGCTCTCGAGGAACGAGGATTGGTAGCCCATCACGATACCGACCGCACATTCTGCATCATCCACCTGGCAAGTGGCTCCCACAGCGGGAGACATCCTGAACGGCACATAGCCGTCACTCAGGACAATTACAAGCAGATCATCAAGGATCTGAAGGACACGATGGCACAGGCGGCAGTGTGGTACGAAACGAATATTATAGAACCTTTAAAAAACGACAGGAAAATATGAAATTACAAAAAGAAACGATTACTATTGAAATATTTCACAACAATATACATGCCTACAATGCAATCTATAAAGCTATTACGGATGCGTCTTTTAAGCAAGCCGATAATTATCACGTTAAGGTGAGAGTTATTACGGATGTGGAGTGCAACAAGGCTAAGTAATATTATGAACTTTTTAAAAACATACAGATCTATGGCAAGAATAATTATACTGAGCACTTGCGACGAATGGAAATCTTACGCTTCTTTTCAGTTGTACGGCACATGGCGGTCATCTAAATCCGGTCTCCAACGACTATACAAGACCATTATAGAAGGCATTAAAAATGGCACATTCGCGTATGAGGACGAAAGCATGTCGCGCGTGGAACAGATTCTGACGTTCAAGGAGGACGAAAAGAGAGAATGTGCAACGACCTTCTTGCGAGGCTTGCAGGACAAACTTATATACGGGCATCTGGAATTGTCCGAGCTTAGATAGCTCCCATCCCGAGATCTTAATCGAGTATTTTTTGTTTTAGGCTGCTTGCGGTCCGCGAGGATATCAAGCAGCGTAACGCCCACCACGACCAAAAGGCGTGGCAGCAGGTCCGAGCTTCTGCCTGGGCGACAATTTGATGTTTGATTTTTGAATTGTGCGCCGTGGGCGCATGTTGAATTGCTCAACGCTGAATTGTAAGGAACATCGAGAATATAAAACATCCGATTTGACGGATTGAACGGATCTTTCTTTGGCGAGTTTCTTAAAACTACGAATGACCCGAAAGACACGAAAACGTTTGGCACGGGAAAAAGATCTGTAAAATCTGCGCAATTGGATGCTTAAAGGCAAAGAAAATAATAAAAGTGCTTTCTATTCAAAATAAAAATCCTTTTTATTTGGTGGTTACAAAATAATTACTAACTTTGCAATAGATAAAGAAAGAAACATTATTCATTTAAATCGGGCGGCAACCGTTAAGCGGCAGAAACATTATGTTAGCAACTGACAAGCAGATTAACTACCTTTGTGCGTTAGCTAATAAGGTTGAAAAAATCAAGGTTATTAACAGCAAGATAAATGCTATTAAGAACCTTCCAGAATATATCGACTGGCATCAGGAGCGCCACATGAGAGTAACGACTTTTGATGCAAGCATACGCATCAAGGCATACAAAAAACTTATCTTTAACAGCAACATTGTTTTTTCATTGTGCAAAATGGCACAAGTATAACCGGAATTAAGAAACCTATTAAGCCCTACCGCAACACGGATAAGCGGAATAAATATGCGAAAAATGTACTTCACAAGCAAGAAGAGTTTTCTTGTTGAGCAGAACGCCGACGGCACGTTGCTCATCACCAAGACATCGACAATGAAGCCTTTGGAAAACGCTGGCTCTTTCATCGTCTCACAAGGTGGCATTGATGCCATCCTCGCGAAGTGTAAGGAGGTCACTGAGGAGCAGTTTGCCGAGGATCGCAAACAGCTGCTACTGCGCCATGAGCAGGCGAAGCAGCGATCTCAGGAGCTCGCCATGGCCAACCGCAAACGTCATGAAGAGGAATATGACGCAGTGTTTAACGGTGACGTGGTGGAGACAACGGTTGAGAACATCCGCACATTGCTGCGCTACCTCAACGACATCAACTGGGGCGTGTGGCAGCTCCCTTCCATGACCATCGGCTACAGCTGCCACCAATATGATTGTGACGGGAAAACGGCCACTACTATTAAGCTCGACAGATCTATAGAATATCGTGGCGAAAAGGTTACACAGTTCCAGTATGGAGCGCCGAGCGGACATCTTCGTGATTATTGTAGAATTTAAAAATCAATTTCAGCCCTACCGCAACACGGCAAGCGGAAAGATATGACAACAATAGAGCAAGAGTTGATTAAGACTGGTTATTGCTATCGCGATAATGAAGACGGATCTTTTGATGTTTGTTACGACCATAACCAGGATGCCTTCTTCGCAGGTCTCAGCATGTATCACGTCGCAACCGTCAAGGAGGACGATGAACTCTGGTATGTTGATAATGGCTGTGGAGCAGGATGGGGAGAATACCCCAAGGAGGATTGGACTTTAGAGAGAGCCATCTACGACCAGTGTATTGACGAACATATTAACTAACTCTTTCAGCCCTCGACATCACGGTTAAGTCATAAGATATGCTTATTTATAAAGTTGAAGTACAGGACATAAAAGCGGTCAGAATTTATTTGGTACTGAATATTTTGGAGCATTTGAACCTCTTTGCGATTACATATTGAGACATGATAGTGACTTATCCTGGTGTGAAGATTGGATGGCTGAGCGATTGGATAAAACCCGTCTTATGGGTCTTTTAAAAAGACACTTAGTTGACTTGGATGAAGGTATGATTTATCTTTATAGAACGTTTGATGATCTGCTTTCGGAGCTTCTTGGTAGCAAAAAAGATTGTTCTACATGGCGATATGTTATCAGTACGATAAATGTAAAAATGAAGTAAATTACGGAAAAGCCCCGACCTAAGCCGGGGCTACGCGAGCCATCTGGCTCGAATCTACGATAGTAGAAATTCGTTCTTTGGAGAACGTGTGAATTTACAATTCCGAAGAATTGACGGTCAACGGAAGTTGTTATTTTCTTTCAATTCCATAAAGGTACGATTAAGAAGCCTCCGAAGACAGGTGCAAATATAAGAATTAAAACGGTACGGACAAAGAAATTGGCTGTATTATTAACAAATATTTAGAAAGCAATTCTATTATGGCAGAACAGATCAGAGTATGGAAGTCGAAGAATCTACGCTCCACCTATATGCTTGTATATAGAGACGAGCTGACGGGGAGGCTGCGTGTCACCCGGATAGATGGCAGAAAATGCGACAATGAGAAGGGTCTGATAAAGAGTTATAACATGTTTGGTGGTGGTCTTTGGGCGTATTGTCGGGATATGGGCAAGACCATTGAAGAGATACGCTCAGCAGTAGAGCGAGAGATTGCTGAGGACGAAGCACGAAGAGAGCGCGAAGCCTTGCATGCGAAAGCAGAAATTGAAGCAAGGGCAAAAGCTCTCGAAGAAGCCAAGGCGGCGAGAGCTGCACTGGCAGGAACAAAGGAGAATGTCACGGTCAAACCTTTTGAGGTTCTGCAAAGTTACGACCTGTTAGAAGAGCGCCTTGAAGTCTTGAAGCCTGGTGATTATGTCGTGTGCATAAATTATAAGAAGTATGGGAGTTTAGAGCTTCGGGCAAAGGCTCGCGAGTCTGATCATCTGAAAGTATTGACAACGGTCGCAAAGGAGGATAAACCTTCAAAAGCATCTTTGCATCGTTTCGCCGTTGCTGTGCGGAAGGCTTACGAGTCTGGCATAAACATCATCGGTAAGACGCACGCCCTGACAAGCTTCGGGAAGAAAATATTGGATGCAGCTCCCTACATCAAAGAGAGCAAAAACACCTACTTTTCCTCGGCTGCGCCTCGAAGATATTATGACAAGAACACTTTGGTGTACTTGAAACTTGAGCAGATAGAACAGAACGATAATTAATTGATTTATTATAGACAATATGGAAAAAGACAAAATCATTTACGACAAGCGTAAGGCCATGGGCGAGAGCATCCGCGCGATGCGCACTGCCCAGGGCTGGGAGCAAGAGCAGCTCGCCCAGATTGCAGGCATCACAGCAGCGAACGTTCGCAGCGTGGAAGCCGGCAAGTATGCCGTCAATATTGACGTGCTTAACAAGATTGCAGGAGCGTTAGGTGCCGAGCTGAGAATGGTGGAAAAGGGCTTTTAAAGGTAAAAAGGTAAAACGATATGGAAACAACAACAAGTAACACAAGAGCTGGCCGCCCTGCCATGGAAGGCAAGACGCGGCGATATATCGTGGCCGACGATGTGCATGAGTGGATCCTCCAGCACGGAGGCGGAAAGTATATCACGGACACCATGCGCTGTGTGCGTGTTACGAGCGGAGGCAAAGGTGCTGTGACTGATTATGCGATGTGCATTCTTCGCGCTGCAACTTGCTTCGATTTTGAGGTAGATCTTACCGAGCCTTATGCTGACTTGGGACTGAAGACTCGCGACATGATATTGTCGGAGGTAAAAGAGCCTGAGACATATCATGTGTACAAGGAAGGGACGTGGAAAGATGGCGTTTTCTGTAATAACATTGGCTCCCTTGCTATCAGTTCATCGTCAGAATGTCCTGAAGACGAAAGCAAGCGACGTTATTACAGGCCGTCGGGAAACTTCGGGGATTATAAGCGTATTCCTTACAAGTGGGTGAAGGCAGGAGACTATTGTTTGGTTAATCGGTATATCGACGACAAAGCACGAGTCGTAGGCGTATTGGCGCAAGTAGAGAAGTGAAAACAAATAATAACAATAAAAACGAAATATTATGGCAACAAAGAAGGTATATCCATTTATCAATGCGAGAATTGTAGCAGGTGTCGATGAAACACTTGAGGATCATGTAATTACATTTGATGCTCGTGAGGTGGCATATTACCACCGTCATGAGGAATCGGGCGGCATCGGGGACATTGTGACAGTTGGCTTCAAATCGGGCAAGGAAATAGATATGTATCTCGGGCTTGACGAGGAGTGTTATCCTGATGACAATCTGATTACAAGAATTGATTTGGTGCAATACACTCATTTCTGGCACGACAACGAGGATTCTACGCCTAACGAGGACGAGGATTAACACACCAAAAAACAACATTTTAATATTTTATAGAATATGACTAAGATTGAGAATTTTGAGGAAAAGCCGAAGCGCAAGCGTAACTATCCGCAGGTAGGCGAGCCGACGCTGCGAGAGGAACGCGAGGACACGCCGGAAAGTGAAGACAAGGGCATGGGCGTGAAGACGGTGTTGGCGGGTGTACTGGCAGTGCTAATGGCTGTGTCAACGGGAGTAGTGCTGTTGGCGTTTGCGGGTGCTGCGGTGTTCTTAATGCCGATGATTGGCGGACTGACAAAGGAATAACTTTAAAGATTAAATATTATGACATACGAAGAAACAAAACAATATGGAGCACACTCCGTTATCTATACCACCTTTTATGGATGCGGTCATTATATTGTGAACGACCGTGAGAAGAACGACGTGACAGACAACGAGTTTTTTACAGAGGAAGAAGCCCAACAGCGTATTGAAAAATTGAAGCAGCAGGGATATATCTCTGATGAAGAATACCAGAAGTCTCCTCGTCCCAACACCAAAACTTATGAGTTATGGCCGGATGCAGACGAGTATCTTGATGATTTGATTGCAGAAGAAGACTAAACGGCGTATGAACTGTTTTATTATCATTGGATGAAACGGATTGAACGGATAAAAGTTTGTGACATTCACTTCATTCGATGATATGTAACAAAGAAACTAAATAATAAGTAAGTCATTATGAAAAAAACAGAAATTTGAGATTCGCATTGCCGTAGGTGGCGATGACGAGAGAACGGGAGTGGAAATATAAATATGGAAGGACGGAAAAACCTCTGACTTCAGATTGCTTGAGGGCGATAACCTGCGACTGGCATTCGAGAGTCTGAAGTATTCACTGGGCGTTGTGGCACGGATGTATCTTGAGCAGATGTACAAGGAAGGATATATTGACGACGAGCAGTACCAGAAACTTCATACGAAGTAACATATCATACAGTAATTTATTATTAACCATTAAACTTTATAGAATTATGGCAGAAACAGAGAAATTTTCAAGTGAGCAGATTATGGCAATGAAGCATATCCGGAACAAAGGCTTCGCAGGGTATCATCGTAGAAGCGACGGAACGGCAGCGTGCCCGGAGCTGGAGGAGCTTGTGGAAGCAGGTTTTCTTACAAAGTGGTATCAGCGAATGTTCAATGAGGATGTGTATGAGCTGACAGAGAAGGGATCAAACCTTGTCCGTTCGCTTGTAGGGTAAGCCACTGTTATAAGCCAACAGAAGGTACGGAATGAACGGAATTTGTCTATTAAAATATTCTGTGGATTTTGTGTTTTCTGTTGGCTTCAAAATCAATTTACTAACTAAAACCTAAAGATTATGAGAACTAACTTGAAGATGATGGCTGCTATTGCAGCCGTGGGCATGACGATTGTTTCATGCGGTAGTGATAACGAGAATCTTGTGGAGGACGTGGTGTTAGGTGACTGCCCTACCCCATCGTCGTTGATTGCTGTCCCGCGTTATCGTCTGCCTACGAGATTGGAGGCTGCGCAGGTGTTGAAGTATGCTGATGTGCTGGATGGCTGTTGGCAGAGCAAGCAGCGCATCATGTGCGTGGATAGTCTTTTGAACGGCTATTACACGTTTGTACCGCATGGCACGGTGACGAGGGCAGGAACGAAGACTAAGTACTGCATCCTGCCCATCCGCACGGAGAGAACGAGCGAAGAGGATCATGTGGACATAACTGTGAATGACGAATGGGACTGATAATGAGGAGAGTGGATTTACACAAATCCATAAAATCACAATTCCATAAAGACATAAATCCACATTTATGGCTTTCCATAAATACACAAATACATCCACACATAAACACATAAATACATAAACACACAAACACACATATAAACATATAAACAAATGTATCAATCAATCAAGCAATACATATATAAACACATTAATCAATGAACAAATAAACAAATAAAGAAATGAATGAAGACAGAAACAAAGCAAGGAATAAATAAATAAATGAATGAACAAATAAATACACAAATAAATATGCGTGGATATTTGCGTATGTAAAATTTAATTCTTAAATTTGCAGCGTGTTATAAAGACCAGCTTTTCTGCATGAATGAATAGATATTATTAACATTAAAATACTTTACAAAATATGGAAAGACTTAGAGAAATACTTGCCTTTGTCAATCACAAAGGCGGTGTAGGCAAGACAACAACCGTTCAGAGTCTGGCAACAGGGTTACGTCGCTATGGTAAGGGATATTTCGGCAAGGATTCAAACGGTCATGGCCGCTTGCCGCGTGTGCTCATCATCGACCTCGATCCGCAGGCATGCGCCTCGTTCCTTTTTGGGTGGAGCGAGACCTTAAATGTCGGCAAGCCTACCGTTTACGACGCATTAGTGCAACAGAGCAATCTGCCCGTCTATCAGGTACGCGAGGGCATTTACCTCGCTCCAGCTGCGCAGCAGCTTATATCCATTGAACCATTCCTAAATCAGCGTGCCGTGCCCCGCAAGGTGCTTCGCAAGTTACTTGTCAAGCCACTGAACGAGTTGACTGGCACCGAGCTGGCAGACGAAGGCGTAAATACCGTCGTGGATGCCTTCGACTATGTGCTTATAGACTGTCCTCCAGCAATGTCGCTGCTCACATACAATGCGCTTACGGCAGCCACAAGCGTAGTTTTGCCCGTGCAGCTCGAAGTATTGGCTACAAAAGGTATTGCCGAGATTATCAACGCCATCGAGGAGACACGCGAGGATCTGAATCCAGAGCTTGACATCCGAGGTTTGCTGATGGTTATGAGCAACGACCAGACAAATGCCACAAAGCAGTTCAAGGAGTATCTTGGCGACAAATACCAGGACTATATGTTTGACGCTTATACGCGTCGCGACACAAAGATGGTGGAAGCTCAGGCTATGCGTGAGGACATTTTTTCTTATGCACCATATTGCAGAGTAGGGCAGGACTACGAGCGTTTTACTAAAGAGATAATCAATAGTTTGAAATTTTAAATCATTATAGGATATGGCAAGAGATACACAAAGAAGGCCGTTTAGCGTTTTTCGTTCAGATGCTATAGACGAGAACGAGCGCATTTTGGCGGCGGGTAGGCAACAGCGTCAGGAGAACAGGGAGAAGAAGGAGAACGGGGAAGCGGCATCGAGTGCTGTCACTGCTTCGTCCGCAGAAGCTCCGGCATTAGAAACTGAGACTGCTGTCACCACAACGCCTGCTGCTGAGACATCGGCAACTACAAAATCTGTGACGGATCAACCGGCAACCACATCGTTCAACAATGATATGACCATGAGCATGCGCAAGTCGAAGAGCAAGAAAACCGAGAACGGAATCACCATCTATGTGCCAATGAAGTATTACGAACGTATTGCCCTAATGAAAATGCGCACGGGTGTGCCTATCAAGGACCTGGCGTTACAGGCTGTGATTGAGTTTTTGGATAGAAACAAAACAAGGTAAAATTCTACTAAATCTTTTTACCAAGTCACTAAAAAAATGTGCTTTTTTGGTTTGCAACACCTACGGATTTGTTTACATCATTGTAGATAACTAATTGATAATTAACACTTCCAAAACCTCTTAATATGATATAATTATTAGTTATTATTTTATTCCTTTTTAAAACGAAAAAATTCATATCTTGTAATTATATTATGTTAAGGATTTTTTGAGAAGTTGAAAATCAACGAGTTAGAGCATACGAAATAAACAAAAACGTAGGAGTTGGTAAACAAAAACGTAGGTTTTGGCATATAAAAACATAAATAGGAACAAAATGTAATAGACTAATTTCTTATGAAGAAGATAATATCAGTATTGTTCGCGTTCTGTCTGTGTATGGCAGCAAGCGCACAGCAGCACATGAAGTTTATGGGAATACCTTTGGACGGTACGATAGATAACTTTGCCATGAAGCTGAAGGCTAAGGGTGTGACATACGATGCAGCGAAGTCGAAAGCAGCTGGGCAAGGCTGTAGAGTCTTTAACGGCACGTTTATGGGTGAAAACGCTACGATTAATGTTGCTTATAATCCTAAAAGCAAAATGGTATTCAGTGCTGCGGTTGAAATGCAATATCCAACTGTAGAGTCTGCTCATATCCCCTTCTTGAACTTAACCGAGAGTTTACAACGGAAATATCCTAACACCACGCCCGAGGAAAACAGAGGTCCAGACGGCGATGTTATTGGACTGGCGTTTAATATTCCTGACGAAACAGGTGGCAACAGCATTGGTTTTATCCTTCAATCATTGAAAACGCCCAGCTTCGGGTCTGGCATTCCTATTTGTCTGATGTACACCGATATGGACAACTTTGAAAAAAGCGAGGCGATACTCAACGAGGACTTGTAATATGTAAGGTAAAATCCTAATAAAGTTTTTACCAAGTCTCTACAAAAGTGTGCTGTTTTGGTTTACAACACCTACGGATTTGTTTACCAACTCCTACGGATTTGTTTACTTAAACCTACGGATTTGTTTACCAACTCCTACGTTTTTGTTTACATCACCGTAGATAACTAACTGATAATCAATTCTTCTAAAACCTCTTAATATAATATAATTATAAGATATGGATTTTTTTGTTTTAAAAACGGAATAAAATAATAGCTTGTATTTATATTAGATTAAAGATTTTTTGAGAAGCTGAAAACCAACGAGTTAGAGCATACAAAGTAAACAAAAACGTAGGAGTTGGTAAACAAATCCGTAGGTTTTGGTACATAAAAACGTAGGTTTAAGTAAATAAAAACGTAGGTATGGCAAAGAAAGCGAGAAAAGAAGATAGAGAAAACCAACTACAACTTGCCCTAAATGAGCTGCGCTGGATTAACACGCCCGTCAACTATACATCATACGCTAAAAGCTATTCCCTCATACAGCAGGATGTTATGTTGTTGGTAAGCGGACGACTGCAAGACCATTTTGCCAAGTTCTTGAATGAGCACCGATATTTGAGCAAAGAACGTCCGAATGGAGGCATAACGAAAGAAGACCTGCTAAAGATGGGATCGATACGTTTGCGTCTGGCTGACTTTGGTATAGACAGTAGTCATTATGACGAGTCGGTGAAGGTGATAAACCAAATGAAGAAAATTGAGTTTCACCTTCCGCGTTTTGATCCAGCAACAGGACTTAGAAAAGGTGAGGACTACATGCCTATCTTCAGTAAGATATTTATTCCTAAGAATTTCACGTCGCGAGAAGGAGAAGACCTTAACTATTCGGGGGATAGCGGTACAAAGTTAGACGAGGACGGACAGGAGGTGCGCAAGTTTAGACGTGACGGATATATTGAGGTGACGATCAACATCGAGGTAGCAAAAGCCGTGTTTGATATGACGGACGGATATTTCAATCATCTTGAACGAATAGCTTATTTCTGTAACTCGGCTTACACGTCACGTCTTTACCTCCTGTTGATGAAGTATGCGAGCAAAGGGCAGATGCACCCGGTTATAGACTATCATGAGTTGAAAGATGCGTTGGGTATGTTTAAGGTAGACGTTGAGAAAAGCGACGATACGCAACCCGCAAAGGTCGTGACTACTGAGAAATATCAAAAATTCTCACAGTTCCGCAAACAGGTGTTGGATGTGGCGCGTGGTGACATGGAACGACTGTGCGAGGAAAACAAGATAGAGATAATGCTCTCGTGTGTTGACCCAGACAAAAAAGGCTACGAGCCTATTTATAGAGGCAGCACAAAACGTGGCAATCCGGAAAAGATAAAGTTTCACATCAAGCGTACGCCGTTGGGTGTGGCGCGAGACCTGGAACTGCATCGTGGCTCGTCAGAAAAGCGTTTGTGCGCCAAGCTGATGTCGCTATATCCTACCCTCGACGAAGAACGGCTCAAAACGTTTGTTGCCGGTGTTCCTGAAGACCTTTGGAACGACTTCAAGACGTATGCCTATAATGGTGTGCAAAAGGCAGTGGAGCAGCCGCATAGATGGAGTGGTACGATGGAAGAATTCGTGTTTTACATCATGGAGCAATGGATAAAGCAGCATAGTGCGAAGCCCGAGCCACGGCAGCAGACGTTTGACTTTGCCGAAGCTGAGGAGAAACCCTGGGAAAAAGAATGGCAGCTGTTTTTAAACTTAATTGACAAACAACTTGCTTCTGATTTGAGAAGGGTTAGGTACATATCGCTTGAGAACGGTACAGTATGTCTTGGTGCTACGAGCAAGGCCCAAGTGGAAATGATAGAAGCACATTTCTCGGATGTTGCCGTTTTAAATCATACTAAAAAATGTTTGGCAAAGGTATTCGGCAAGACAATAACCTTAAAATATAAGATCGTAAAGCAATAAACATTTCACACCGCTTACCCATTCCCAAGGGTAGGCGGTGTTTTAATATGTCCTGTTGGTGTCGGCAACTTTTTTTACTTTTGCATGCAGAAACCAACAAGACATATTAAAACACATGGGAAAAATCAAGATCATTACATTATGGCTTCTGGCTGTAATCACGTTTGCGAGCTGCGCCGCCTCAAGAAAGGTGGAGCAGGGGAGTAGTGAGCAACGGCGTGATAGTACAGTAACCATTGTTAAGGACAGCGTGACAAAATCGGAAACGAGGACGGACAGTAGCGCCGTTACAGTCACGGACGAGAATCATACGTCCGGAACCATGACCGACAAGGGTAGCAACGAGGAGACCATCACTGAGCGAGTGACAGAGAGCACGGATGCCCAGGGTAACAAGACCACCACCACCGACCGTACCATACACCGTAAAGGCGACTATGAGCGTAATGCCTCTTTCGAGGCACGAATAAAGCATCAGGAAGAGATAATATCACGGATGCAGCACACAATAGACAGCTTAGTGTTGAGTAATAAGCTGAATGTTGGCACCCACTGGGCGAAGAAGGACAGCACGAATGTTGTGAAGGAGAAAAACACGAAGAATATAAAGTCTACATCAGAATGGTGGAATCTTGCTCTTCTTGTTTTCAGTGTTTCTTCTCTTGTTCTTTGTTTCTTACCTCGCCTTATAGTAAAAAGAATAAAATATAAGAGCTCATGGGTAGAAAGAAACAAGACATAATAGAGAACACCGAGCAGCCGGAAGTTACCTTGCAAGACTTTGTGATTCCTGCTAAGATAGAGGCCTTCTGTGAGAAATACAAGCCGCTCGGCCATTGGCGCGAGGATTGCGACGTATTCACCGACTATCAGCTACGCTCGTACTTCAAGGCAGTAGTTTGTCCGTTGGGTGATCCTTTGGCTTTGTATCTTCAGGAGTTGGCTGCGAAGGGCTTCAAGATGAAGGACGATGAATGTGGAGAGCCGGTCATCTACGCTGCGCTGCGATGATGTTTGAATTACTAATTAATAATTACTAATTAAAAATATAGAAATGAAGAAATTGCATTATTATTACAAGATTTTGGCTATATCAGATGTTGGCGAAGAGTTGCAAAAATTCATGCACCGTTGTCAAGAAGCCGAACAGAAGGCTCTCGATTGGGCCAAGAAACATGGAGCAGAGCACTATTACGAGTCGCCCGAAGGCATGGCAGGTGGAGTGGGAGCCGTGGAGTTTGCCGACACTACCGAACGTGACGGATGGGACAGGGCGGTGTCGCCTGAAGGACGAGTGTTCTTCTTCCCCATCGAAGGCACCGACTTAGAAAAAGAAATGAATGATCTGCCAGTCGTGAGTGAGGCAGAGCTGTTCGGCATACTCAACCTTCAACCGAATCGCACAAAAGACAACCTGCCATTGCCGATGACTTTCGGCAACAGCACGCCTGTCGTGTTTCTACATCAAGGCTACTGGTATGCCGACGTGCCGTATGTAAGTGCCGACATGACGCTCACGAAGATAGAAGAGAAAGAGTTTTATCGTCGCAAGATGGCAGCCATCAACGAACGTAATGTAATATGATTTTTTGTTTTTCGTATGAAGTTAAGTTACACTAAAGTATAGCACATGTTTCCTTTGTTATACGAAAGCAGCCACTTATTCGTGATGAACAGGTGGCTGCTTTTTTGATTATTTGTTCAGTTCGTCTGATACCATGTCGCTGCCATATTCTCTTGCTTTCAACAACTCGTAATTGTTTAATTGTCGAGTGAGATTAGCGATCTGGTTCTGCTGTGCGGCTATGATGTCGAGGAGCCGATTTTGGTTGTCAAGATAGCGCGACTCTATTGCGGCATGCTGCATCTGTAATTTAATTAGACTTTTAAGGTTCTCGCTGTTCATGTTGCCCAGATTTGCAGGCAACGCGGCATCATCATTTTTCGTGTCTGCTACATCTTTGTTATCAGATGCCTCCTGCTCGTCTTCGACTGCATTTTCTTTTTTGTCTTGTTTAACCGTTATCCCTGGAATAGTGGTGGCGCAGACCTCGACATCAAGCGGGTCAAGGTAACTCTTCTCACCCGGCAGACGCTCAGATGGCGCACGGTCAAAGCCGCCCTTTGGTTCAAGTTCATCATCAATTGTCGGTGTGCCGGGCACAACGGCAGCCTCGCCATTGGAGTCGGCATTGCGGAAGAAGGCAGACAGTGGAATTTGAAACGCATTGCACAGACGAAGAAGACTGATTATAGGTAAAGTTCCCTCGCCGTTAAGCCAGCCTTTCCAACTGTTGTTTGATTTTGACCCCAGCGCGGCCTGTATGGTCTTGACCTGAAGCTGTGGGTTGACAGCCAACCACTGTTTTAGAAACCCAAAATTGTATTGGTACATCATAGCGTAAATTACGATAAAAATTAGTTGTAATGTAAATATAAGTTAAAAAGAATTGTTAAAATGAATACAGTATTTGCAACATCAATACAAAAAATGTATCTTTGCATCAAATTTAAGAATTAAAAATCGAATGACCAAGCAAATCATAGAAAAAATTAGAACTCCTCGCACACCTGTTGACATAAAAGACGTGTCAGCAGAAGAGAAAAAAGCGCTGTTGCTTTTTTTGATGCCCAATGGCTTTTCAATTGCGACCTTTTACAGAAGGTTCTTTCAGAAAGGTTTTTCGACTTGGGAATTGATAGGCGTTAAGGAGTGCAAAAGGCAATTTTTAGCGTCACCGGAGGTGAAGCGGAAAATTGAAGATTTTTATTATCCTGAGCAGAATGCCCCCAAGGATTTCCCTCTTTCGCTGGCGGACGAAGATAACGGGCGCTTCTATGCAAAGCTCAAGGAGCAGGGGCAAGGCCTTTGCAAGAAATTCGCCTCTTTTATGAAAGAGCGCGGAATGAGCGAGAGAACGACATACACCCGTTTTACGGGTGACAAATGGAAAGACTGGGAAGGCATCGGCATTTTACCTTTGCTGAAGGTCTTTTCTGAACAGACCTCGCTACACCAAAACAATATAGATTAAAGTAAACCGTAAAATATATGATTGACGTTTCTGTCGATTTAGAAACCACTGGCCTTGCCCCCACGGCGGCCGTGATCTCGCTTGGAGCTGTGGCCTGGAAGAAAGATGCCGAGGACACTCCGTTTCTTCTAAACGACGAGAAGAAAGAAGATCCTTTTTTCAGTTACTATTACCATGTGGATCTTCGAAGCCTTTGGGTGCTCGGCGGCTTTACGTTCGAGAAGAAAACATCCGACTGGTGGGCCTCACAACCGCAGGAAGCAAAAAACGAGCTGACCGCATCTGATAATGATGACATGCCTTGTTATCCCATTCAGACGGTTATCTTAGGTTTTTTTGACTGGATCAATTCAGTCAAGGAAGTGTTAGGTGAAAAGGAGGTTCATTTGTGGGCACAGGGAACGGATTTTGATATTGCCATTCTTCGCAACCTCTGTTCGCGTCTTGTTTACGCCTTACCTGTGCAACATACACATTTCCGTGATCACAGGACGTATATATATGAAGTTGGCGACCTTATCTACAAAGCCCTTGAACAGAAGACCGTCATCTCTGATTATATGTCTCTACATAAACGTTCACCTTATGCTTTGGTGAGCGATTACAAAGAGAAGAACGGTGTTGTTCATAGTCCTGTGTACGATTGCAAGCGCAGCATCTATACAACCTGGCAGCTGTCGGGTATGGTAAAAAGACTTTTAGATACGTCCGACCCGGACGCGGCTAAAAAAATAATCGAAGATATAAGAAATAAAGTACAAAAGTAAAATGCCTATTCTTCAAGACACATACATAAAGATGCCGTTCGTGCCGAAGAAGCGTATGGAGAAGCACCGTATTGCCTACACCATGCTGATGCGGGGCGATAATTTTGACGTACCAACTCTTCTTTTCTACGGTGCTCCCTTTCTTCTCGTAAAAGACGCTGCCCAGTTGATATACAAATACATGTCAGGCAACGTGAAGAATCTCTGTATAGACAGAGAGCACTCCTGTAGGTTCAGAAACGGAAAATGTTATTGGCGTATAGCCGTGACTATAGTAGGTCTGAACGAACCCTTTTTGGCTCTTGAGGAGCTTGTCAGGATGTTGGTTTCCTGCATGCAACGTCTTTGCTATTGCAAGATCCGACATTACAGGACAGAGACGTTCTTGAACCTCTAAAAGAAGGTCTCGAAAATGTAACGACATAAAGGACAGTACGACGTGAAGGTAGCTGATTAAAAAAGCGTAGGGGACCCGTCGCCTTTCTTAGAGCGACGTTCGTCGGCTGTCCTTTCTCTAAAGATTTTAACGACAATTGTTGTAAAAACAGTTGTAGACAAATGTAAAATATAAAGGATAGTATGGTGACAGAGGTAGCGGCAACGTCCTCCTATAAGTAGACTGTCAGGTGTGGATGTAAAAGTCTGAGAACACCTGCAATGTCGAAAAACGTTTGGCAAATCACTGGCTATCCTTTTTAAACAACGACTGCGATCATGTTCTTTCATCCTATCATAAATCGCCTCGCTAACATCGACCTGCACCTTCTCGTGAAGTCTGCCAACGAGCAGCGCATCGAGGGCCAGACCGCGTGTTTCTGTCCTATTTGCAAGAAGGGACAGGACGCGGATGCCGATGTCAAGCAGACACCCCACTTCATTATCTATGAGAATGAGCGAGGTGGACTGTATTCGGGCGTGGGCGTTGACGACAATCGAATGGCAGAGCATGGTGCCGTGAAATGGAAATGCACCCGCACGGGCAAGACCGGCTACGGAGCCATCGAGCTGTACGCAGCCAAGATGAATCTTCCGATGCACGGATATAGTCTTCAGCGTATCTGCCAGCGATTGGTAAGGGATGTGTATGGCGATACCGACGAGGTACGCCGTGCCTTCCCAGAAGTGTTTGCCAAGATGGACTATCGTACTCAGGCACAGCAGACCATCGAGACGTTCTCTTTTATGCCGAAGACCGACTTCTCTCCACAAGAGCTTGCAGCCCTTGGGTGTGAGGTGACGCTCGATAAAGGATTGCCTCGTTTCGGCTTTGGCAGTACGTTTACGCCCGATATGCTTAACAAGGACTTCCGTATCTATTCCCTTCTGAGCGTGACGCTGCCTGATGTGATACGCAACGGACAGCATGTGAGCGAGATAATCCATGGCACACCCTGGAATCCGCTGTTCGTATGCTTTGCCTCGCAGGAGATAGGTCCGCAGAACTCATACGGATGTTTCTTCCGTCCGGCAATGGCAGGGAGTGAACCGATAGTGTTCTCTACGGCAGAGGAGCACAGCGTGAGGAAGGTGAGCAAGTGGCTTATGGGTGACAACGTGTTCGTATATGCAATGGATCAGCGCAAGAGCGACAACACAGCCGTACATGCTGCCATCGCTAAGTACGACCCTGAAGAGAAATACACCGAGCAGAAGGAAATATGGGTGGAACGTGAAGACAAGGATGGTGTGGGCAAGGGTACGTTCAAGCAAGAAAAGGAGAAGATACCCACTGCCGAGATAAAGGCTCGCAACATCGTTTTTTGTCGCACACCCGAAGACGCATTGAGCGTGTATTATGCTATGCGTTCCTTGCGCCTTGACAAGATAGAAGACCAGCATTTCCAAGATTTCTGTTGGTATCATGTCGCTTTCTCCATTGGACGGAGAAACTTTTGGTATATAGAGCATGGCGAGTGGAAACGTGAGAATCTTGACTTTAGCGGTGTTCAATTTCAGAAAATGAACCGCTTTGCCGAGCACGTTATCATCCTATACCCCAACGATATTGTCTCACAGCGCGACTGCGGAGCTATATGCACCAAGTTCAGCTCATTGTACTATGCCATGTTACCTGAAGGGTTCCGGTCACGTTATTGCCGACGCTGGCAGTGGCTATATGGCTGCTCTCCCCGAAGCGTGCGCGACTATCTGCTGGCGTACACCATGAACGCAGAAGAGAACTTCCAGTTCGACCATGATGTCCGTCTACCGCTTTACTCCAGTTTGCGTGGAGCGAGCAACACAGAGCCGTTTGATATAGAATGGCCGCGTGATCCCAGAAGCGGCAAGCTAAAGCCACCTACCTGCAAGGTGTCGCCTACGCGATTGTGGCTCTTTATGACGGCACGCGGATATTACCGCATGATAGACCCCGAGAGCACCGACCTTGTTGGTCAATATATCCACCTGAACAAATGCTTCGTGGAGTATATTGACGTAAAGAGCATTATCCAGGCAGCAAAGACATTGTTATTGAAATATACAAAACAGGCATGGCGATATAGCGACAAAGAGAGACGCTTGATGTCCGACTGTGCTAATATGGTGGACAAGGCCTTTACGGAAAAGTCTGCCGGAGGTTTGCAGAGCATGGTGATAAATTTTGCCGATGCGTTTGATGCAAAGACTGAGTATTTCTACTTCAATAATGTGGCATTGAAGATAACGCCCGACAGCATCCGCACGGTGTCTTACGACGAGATCAATTTCTTCATCCCCTCGCTTGCCAAGAAGCCGTATGACTTCACGATGCGAGCGTTTAAGACACCTTTCACCATAACTGAGCGACAGGAATATCGCGACCGACTGGAAGCGATAGACAAGAAGGAGAAGATGCAGAATGAGGACGGGTCTTTGGTGTTCTCTACATTCGAGATAGGGCAGATGAAAGCCGACCTTGAAGAATGGGCGCAAACCTACCGTTGGGATGTCAACTGGCAGGGAAAACAAGAGAAAGACCTTTGGCCCATCTTGCGTATCGTGCGTGGTTGCTCTAACGTTCTTTGGGAGCGAGAGCAGGAAGCGCAGCGCAACAAAGAAGAATTGACGGAATTGGAAAAAGCCGTTATCGGTGCTCATTTCGTCAATATGATTTCAGGCATTGGACGTTTGTGTTATCGTTCCGACAAGGGCATGATGCCAGTCTGTCCGTATTTCCTTGAAGATGACATTCCCGACGAGAAACAGGCTACTGGTGGTTCGGGCAAGTCTATCATCGTGAAACTGGTAGTTGGCAGTGCTGTGAACGTGCTCGACATTGACATGAAGCGTATGGAGCATATTAACGATGCAAGGTTTGTGCTGGGCAATCTACTCAGCGAGCCGTTCAAGTATAGGGTTCTACACTGGGAGGATAAGCAAAAAGGATTTCCAATGAAGTACTTCTACAATATGGTTACTACAGGACTGACGGTAGAAAAGAAGAGCGTAGACCAGGAACTTGTCCCACTAAAAGATGCCCCTAAACACGTCATCACCTGCAACTATCCGCTGTCCGATGATGATGATTCGACCGTAGGACGTTTCCCTCTCGTCAGCTTCTCGAATCGTTTTGCCCGAGCCAATCCGCAGAAGCGTAAGGCAGCACGTCTGATGTCGGCATTGATGAAGAACTTCAGTGATAAGCCGGAGGAAATTGACGACACTGACCGTAACCAAGCCATTTACATTTGCGCCCTTGCAGTGCAGTTCCTGATGCGTTACCACACCTTTGCTATTGCGCCGCAAGGCAATGTGCGTCGCCGTCAGATGGTGCAGAAGCTCACCGAGAGCATTGTCCGCTACTTCGAGTGGTTCTTCTCTCGCAATGAGGTCTACGGTGTGCCGATATGTACGGATGATATGTTCAACGAGTTTATGCGTGACTGGGCGGATGCCTCCGAGGGTAAGAGCAAGGAGTATAGCCGAGCTACTTTCAAGAAGAAGATATACGACTATTGTGAAAACATGTCGATAACGTGCAACCCGAAGCACCTCTTCGAGAACGAGAGCGACAAACAACGCAAGTGCTTCAAGCTACAGGCATGGGTAACTCAGGAATACTTCACCGGTCGTGAGTGGGAGAATGATAATACCATCGAGCCAAAGTTTATCCGCTATCTCCAAACGTCGAAGCACGTTTTCTTCTTCTACCGTCCAGGCAAGGACGCAATACCGAAGGATTACCGCGAGCTCAAGCGCATAGCTAAGCAATATGCCGAGCAGCCTGACCCGCTGCCATACCGCGATGATGACGGAAATATCGTACAACTCACCGATGAAGAAAAAGAACGGTGGGAGAACAACAAGACGCGCAAGCAGGGTAGGCGAATGGCTCCACTTGTGGCAACAAATAGCACAACGGTAAGTGTTCCAGATATAAAGGATGAGGAGAATATGCCGTTCTGAGAATCAAAAACAAGAATGTAACATTTTAATTCATTATAGATTATGGAAAAGATAATTTTACGAAAGGACTACAAGACAAGAGTAGTGCCGGTTGAAGAAGCTGTTGGCCATTATTTGGTAAAGAAGGCCGCTCACACATGGGCCGAAGAGTTTGTTGACGAAAGCACCAAAGAAACGGTAAAAATAGACCGTTGCGAGGTATTGCTGGAGCGAGGAAAACTTATAACCGACAAGTTGGCTAACGGACTTAAAAAGCAGGGCGTTAATGAGGTTGAAATTTCGGACTGTCCTTTCCGTGCGGAAGAGGAACAGTATTTCTCTCGTCTCGTTCATGTAAAAGTTACTGTTCGTAGCAGCAATAACGAGAATGCCGTGCTTATTGTGCGTAGCGACTCTCTGCGTGGAGCACAAGATTGCGCCATTGATTATGCCGAGGGAGCTGTAAACAAGATCTTTAATTCTAAAGAAGCAAACTATGTGTATATCACAAAGTCAGAGATTATTGGAAAGTTCCATTTCATTGGCCGTACAAGTGCAGATATTGAGGAGGAGGAAGAGCAACTGAAAAAGGATCCTGATGCGCTCGTAAAAGAGCCGTTCAAGGTGAAGGCTAACTTCATAGATGCTGAGATCTATATCCCCAATGACCGATCTCATTATGGAGTACATAAAAACGAAATGTTTGTTGTGTGGGCGTACGATGTGGTGACAGCTAAAAACATCGTCTTTGGTTATCTCAAGCACAAATTTAAAACCGTATTGAACGACCGGGAAACCTTGCGCATTGTAGGGGCCACACAGTTCTATGCGCATACTTATGTCCCTGCCGAGTACTGCAATGAATATATCAAAGACGAGCGAAAAAAGCTTCCGGTAGAAGAGTAAAGCAATGCTTTGATGGTTATGTCGGTATGCTAAGAGATATAACTTTTCAAGGCGACAAAGATTAATGCGAACATTCTTCCCAGTATAACAGATGAAGAGAGTAAGCAAAGACTGTCCCTTCAGCATTGAAGAGTTGGATGAGTTTCGTGCTATGCTATACAGCGTGAACACTTCGTTTCGTTGTTGCAACGCGGCTCCCTTAGACTGGGTAGCAGGATGGCAGAGGCACGATATACGAGTAAGTAATAAACATAAATAATTAAAACAACAAACAAAAATGGCAAGTTACAGCGGCAACGTTGACTATCTTGCACCTAACGGTGTAAAGGTGTTAAAGGGCATTGACAATGACAATCCCGAGAGAGTGTACATTTGTACTCCTTTGGATGTAAACGAAATCAAGTTGGAGCGTCATCCGCAAGACCCCAACCGTATGGTGGCAAAGATGCGTGTTAACATCTGGCCTCTGAGTGAGAATTATAAGAATGTAGTGCGTCGTTCAGCCCAGGAACGTGGCAATGCCAATGTTTCCGTACCGACGCACGAGATGCAGATGTCTTTTTCGGTTGGCTACATCAAGTCGGTAGCGCAGAAATTCCCGAAGCTCGTAGAGCAAGTGAAGGAAGCCAACAAAGAACGCGACCCCGAGATTATGGGCCAAGACCCCACCGATGAGAACACCCACCTCTTCAAGGCTATCCGTCAGCGCATGAACAAGCGTCTGGCTATGCTCTACCAGCCACAGCCTACACAGCAGCCGTCACCATACGCCACACCGAATGTAGGCGTAGCAGGAGCAGCCACCGGATATGTGGCACCAGCTGAGGGCACCGATCCGCTCGCTGGCTTTACCGATGCCGACGTAGGCGACCTGCCGTTCTGATGATTTTTGAGTTTTGAGTTTTGAGTTTTGAATTATCGGCAATGCCGATTGTGAATTAATCAATTTTGATTTAAGAATTGCACAATTCTAAGTTCAAAACTTAAAACTCAAAAATTAAAACTCAAAATCGCGAAGCGATAATTCTTGCTTAGGCAAGCGGCAAAGCCGATTACAAAAATCAAAAATCAAAAATCAAAATTCGATATGAAACTTCAAGCACAATCTTCACGCGCTCTTTATGCAGCGCTCAATAAGTCTATAAAATGTATAAGTTCAAGAAACACGATAGCCATCCTTGGCAATGTATTGATAACGCAAAAAGATGACCGTTTCTTTTTCGTGTCGTCAACGGCTGAGTCGCGTCTTTCTCTCCCTGCACCCTTGACTCTTGTCGGAGGTAAATATGAGGGTCCTGTGTGTATTCCTTACAAGGAGATTGTTTCGCTTCTGTCTTCTTTGTCCGATTGTGTTGTAACGTTTATGTTTAACGACAAGAAGAGCCTGACAATGGAATATAGCACAGACGAGACTCGTACCGGAAAGTGCGACATTCCTTGTTTTGACGGTGCCGAATATCCCAATATGACAGACCTCGACGAAGAGAAGACAATGCGCCTGTCTTTGTCCCTTTCGCTCTTCCAGTCGGTTGTTACCGATGCTTCGCGTTTCATCGTTGAGAACGAGCTTCGTCCCGTCATGGCGTGTCTGCTTCTTGATGTGTCTGAAGACCGCTCACGCATCAATTTTGTCGGAACTAACGGCCATATCCTGTTCAAGTGCAGCCACTCCAATGATCCTGCCCACGGTGGCAGCGACTTTTACCGCGGGGGGGAGCCTCGCCCCTTGCTTATCAGCTTATGTTATTTCAAGGTATTGTCCGTTTTAGGCGAAGACGGTACCGTGGACATTTCAACGGATGGCAACATAATGGTCTTTACGTCAGATGGTATGGAGATTCGTTGTCGTTGCACAGAAGGCCGCTATCCCTCCTACACAGCAGTAATTCCGGCGAAAAACCCTTATTTCTGCGTTGTTGACAAGAAAGAACTTGTAAACACTATAAGACGTGTCGGTGTCTTCGCAAGTAGCGAATCGAACCTTGTGATCATAAAAAAGAAGGGTGTGTTCTTGAACCTCTCAGCCAAAGATACCGATTTTGCAAGAGCCGCTGAAGACCAGGTGCCCTTGTTGTCGGATGACTGTCCCGACAATTTTTGTATTGGCACTGCGACGAACGAAATTTGCAATTGCTTACAGACTATCCCGTCAGACACGGTGCGCATAGCCGTGTCTGACCCAACCCGGGCAATGGTCATTACAGCCGATGATCCCGCGTCCTGCATCATGACATTGTGTATGCCGATGTTGATCAATGACTAATCAATTCAACATTCAAAAATAAAAAAATAAAAATATGGACGATACCCTTCTGTTTATCCCACCTTGCTGTGTAGACAGTAAGCTGCCGAGAGCCGTCATGCAAGCCCCATCGCGTGTGCTTACGTTTTACACGCATGGCGACGTAACCTTTGAGCGCTTTTATAGGGCTATCAGCCACATTGTCGTAGATGCTCACGTCATGGTGCTGTCCATGCCTCTTGTGACCAACGACGTGGCCCTGTTTCTTCAGTTGTGTTTTGAGAGAAAATGGATTACACACATGGTGCTTTCCACTTATCACTCATGTGGCCGACTGTTAGAGAAATATCTTAGCGAGTACAAAGACCGCATGTTATATGTACGCAGCGACGATGCTGGTGAGATGGCCTCGCACATGGTGCTTTACAACAAAGACAGAGCACTCGTCCTCACAGGCCTGATGCTTGACCGCCCGAGACTTGACGTTCGTCTGATGTGTTACACCTTGACATACTATCCCAGTCACATTCTGTCGTCTACGCAGCAAGACTGGGGTAATGCCCTTCGTAACGCTCTCTTCCCCGATGTTCTCAGACATCGCAAAGAGCAGTTTGCACACGGCATAAAGCGCATGGAGGACCGCGAGCTCGACAAGTTTCTGCATCTGGAGTTTCCTCCCTTGCATGATTGACAAAACTATTGTTCTATGAATAGATCAACACAATCATATACAGAGCTCCGTATGTTCATGGAGCGATGGCAGTGGAACGATCCGCGTACAGGAAACCGTGTTACGGGCTTCGACCCTCCACAGACAGCAAGAAACGTAGAGCGAAAGCCGTTCTACATCAAGTTTCTCACCAAGACGGGACATGTGGATGAAGGTACCTGTGTGTGCCTCTCCGTTGACACCATGCGCCACCAACGCAAAGTCCAGTTCGTCGAGAGTGGTGAAATAAGGGTTGTCAACGATATTCTTGTGCTAAACGTAGACGGCACAAGATTCATAACACACTAAAGAGTTTATAAATGTAAATAACAATTAAGTTAAAGTGGATTTGCAACGTTATTACATGACCGTTTCTGTTCGTGAGGATAGAAAAGAGTCGTTTAGTTGTAATTATGCAGTCGCTCTCGGTTCGTGAGAATAGAGAGTGTTTTTAAAAACAATTAAAACGATTATATACTATGTGGAACTTTATAAAAAACAGAATTAGCAACAAGTCTGCGTCCCTTAAAAAAGAGATGTGCGACATTGTGACCATAACCGAAATTTTCAAGAAGTTTGAGCAGCATGGCCTTGTGTCTTGGCGGTTAAAAGATAGGGTTCTTCTTATCGAAGAGTCTTTAGCCCTCGCGAACATGGCAGGTGGACGCGAGGCTTTTCAGAAATTTCTTGATCAGGCGGCCATGTGGCAGAATGCCCGTTTGATAAGCGACGGCTACGAGGTTTACCGCATGAAGGTCGAGATCGATGCTGTGCGTCATGCAGAGAAGAATTTTGCCGTGCTCACAAAGGCCGACATTGCCCGCATCCGTCAGCACGCAAGACGGGAGATGCGGATGCTCCCTCTTGAGGAGCTCGACTATATAAAAGAGTTTGACATATTCATTATCAGGAGTCATGCTCCTTCAGCACAGAACGCAGACCCCATGAGCAACGAGCTGCTTGCCGTGGGCCATTATGACGGCCAAAAAGTAGAAATGGCCCTCTACAAGGAAATAAAGCACAACTTGATAAAGACTGACAAAGATGATTAGACTGAAGCTTGACCACCACGATCTGCTCTTTGCCATTGAGGGTTTCGCGCGAGGCTCCCATCTGCGTCAGCATGTTTGGCAGCAGGTAGTCTACAAGAGCATCCCTCAGATGACTAACGACGATCTCGACTTCTTATGGTATTTCTGCCGCCGTGACTTTTTCGGGTATTATTTCCCGTCCTTTTCCGACGGCCGACGGCTGCCCAAAGCTCCTGGCTGGCTCGACTACCTGCATGGGCTCGCGGCTCTGCATAGGAGCAATCGCTTCAATGTGGTCTTCGTGTCACATGCCGACAACAAGAAGCACAAAGCCCTCTGCTACCGTTTCGACGGCTTGTTTCGTCCTCTCGCCGTTGACGACCCGATGCGCATAAACAAGCTTGAAAGTTTTCATTCTTTCATCCCTGCCGACGACATCGTATGTATGAGAAGACATCTCTACAACGACAATAAGTATGTGCCGGAAAAACATCTTGGATGGTGGCAAGACATAGACATCTATGAACACCCTGAAGATGTGGAAGCGGAAAGTTTAACATTTTAATATTTTAAATTACAGACATCATGGAACCATTATTTGTCACACGCCGTGCTTTGCTAACCCTTAGCAACGGCAGCAGGATTATGTCACAGCTACAAATCCCCCCCCCATAAAGTCATCTTTTTAGATCAGTTGGAGAGAACGCTTGTAAAAGAGTTTAACAGAAGCCAGCCACATTTACAAAATAAGGTGGTGAAAATACATATAATGAGAAATTGAACAAAAGAATGTTGTAAACCTTTTAAAACCAAAACAAATGTCGAAAACAGAAAATATAACATGCGACGATGTAAAGGACATTATTCGTCTTGCATGCCCATACTATGAGAAGAAAAGCGCGTTACACAATTATGATTCGTTCATTTTTGTAGAAAACCCGCTGTGCAATTTGCTGTTAAGCAAAAATGTTTTTCCTGCCCCGCAGGATCTGCCAGAGATTGAAACCGAACGTGACATTCTTCGTCCGCTGGAAGAAACGGGTAAAGATTTTTTTGTTTGCAATATTGACACCTTGCTGCTCAGAACGTCCGTGCTTGATGTTGTGGATCGTTTTGTTGACCGCAAGAAATACCCATGCTGTTACCAGCGTGTCTTAAAAGAGGACGATAAAGTAGTAGTAGTCGAAAACAGACATGTCTTTCTCAGTGCCCTCGAACACGCAACACGCCTGTTGCCCCTTTGCGGCATTGAGCAGGCAGAACTTTACGACATAGGTGACAGTCTTGTGTTCATCGGCAGGAAAGAAGGCAAAATTGCCGCAGCTATAAAAATAGAAAAGAAAACACCACGGGTAGGGTATAAAAGCCCGGTCGTAAATATCCTTCCGGGAGGTCTTTCATTCAGCACAGATTCTGAGATTCACGCGGACCTCATTCTCAGCGCCATAAAGACGCTCGACGAAGCCAACGAGGTGGCAGAGGATCATGATTATCTTTTTGCGAAGCTCTATGAGGTGAGTCTTGTCATGCGGACAGACGTGTTCGTTCTTGCCCATTCAAAAGAGGAGGCAAGAAAGATCGCGATGTATGACGTAAACGTGGGTGACGAGTTTTCCGATGATTTTGATATTGAGGGCTGTGCCGAAGCAAGCATCGATGATGTGCCAACGGAGGGCGATTGTCGGGTCTATTGCAAAGGCGGTCCGATAGATTGTGACGAGTTTCATGAGACATTCGATGATAAACTGCAAGAAGAACAAGATTAGCACCGGTCATTCAAATATCAAAAAAATATATTTGCAGATATGAAACCTAAGTTAAAAGAAATCGTACAGCAATACAAAGGTAGCTGCAATAAGTTAGCAGAAATTGTCAACGAACAGCTCTTCGACGGCTGCCGCAAGTGGTACTGGATAGGAGAAGAAGTAGGCGGCGTGTGCGACTTTGAGGAATGTGACGTGCTGAACCCTGAAGATATGGTTCGCATCATCGAGAGCGGTCTGACCTACGACCAATATACCGAGTGGCGTGAGGCCAACCTCGATGATGGCCGTTACATCAACCTCAAGTCGTGGCTCATGGGGCTGCGGCATGATATGCTGACGGAAGAAAAAGAATAAACAGATTTGTCAATCTTAAAACATAAAAAGACATGTGTAAACAATTAAAAGAAAAACTGTCACAGACATTTATGAGCTCTATGAAGTCTGTAATAGACACGCTTGACGAGCACTCTAAAAGCATCAAAGAACTGGAGCAGCGCATAAACCAGCTGTCCGCAAAGGGCAGTGGTGCTGAGGGAAATAAGAATATAAAGTTTACTATTGAAAGCCCTTTTTTCGAAGATCTCGACTATTATAATGCTGAAGATGGCGAATATTGCAAGTTTTTAGATACCGAACACCCCGATGCGTATATTGTTGCCATTTTGAAAAAGCCCTACAACACCGGGGAGATTGTAACGTGTTATGCCTTTTGGGTACACAAACAGAGTGGCAACGATCTTTTCTATATGGCAGACGAAACTTTGTCGGAAAATTACAGTCACTATTCGAGAGGTTTCTGTAATTTTATCGGCAAGTATGTGTCTTTCTGTCTACGAGAGACATACAAAAGGGTAGACCTGGCTGAGAAGGATGTGAAGCAAATCAACGATTACATAAAGAGGGTTGGCTATACAGCGGATTTTAAGGGAGTGAAAGTAGGCACTTCTTTGGGCCATTTCGTTTTTGCAAAACTTACTCGCCCTCTCTTTAAGACACCAAAACGCCGTCATGGTAAACAAAAAAATGAATAATATTTAACCGTATTAATTTCTTACTTTTCATTTTTAAGACGCAAGAAAGGCAGCCGTTGTGATAACGTCTGCCCTTTGTCTTTTCTTATGCAAGCCTAAAAACTAAAGATTGAATATTCCCTAATCATCTTGCCGATAAATCTTGCTAAGGCAAGCGACAAAGCCGATTACAAAATTCTAAATTCAAAATTGAATAATTCAAAATGCGCGTAGCGCACAATTCACAATTCAAAATTCAAAATTCAAAACTCGATCATCTTCCGCTCGGCAGCACAAACCAACCGCCACCGCCACGGAAGAACTTGCAACCTAAGTACAGTGTATCGAAAGCGTCCGTAAAATCGGTACGGTTTTCCAAAGGCAGCGTGTCTTCACTCTCGGGTTTTTTTTCTTGACTCTTATTTTTGTGGAATCCTCGATATGAAATCTGCACCTCGCACAACTGCATGGCAATGATAAGGTCAGTGTTGTTCGGCTGGTTGATGCGGATGGCAGGGTAGGAGAGGTGAGCCAAGCCGTCGTTGATAATTTTGTGCTTCACCTCGTGCTTCTCGGGAGCGCCCATATCAATGGCCGTCACGTTCCACCCTCGCTTCTCTAATTCTGCAATCACGGTCATATAGAATCGCTCGTCTGACGAAGCGTAGGATGCTCCCTGCTTAGCCGTAGCATCATAGAAATACGTCACGTCGCGGTTGATGGCCCGCTTCGGTGCGTAATAATCCGAAAAATCGGCTATCAGTTCGCGCAGCTTGCGTTCGTTTTTCACATAGAAGCTCTTGATGACGTTCAGACATTCCATGCCGTCACGCTCATACATTTGCCCAACCACCATCGTATTTATGTTAGCATTGTAATCCACCCCAATATACAAAGGGAGGGAGTTGATGCAGTCGGAGTCCTGGCGTGAGTCGTTGCGCTCGCCCAACTCCTTTAAGTCGGGTTGATAGCTCTCGCTCGTAACTTTCCTTCCACCGATGATGCCCGACACCTTTTGCGTAGTGAATTTTGCAGACGACAGTGGGTCTATCTCGTCGGGGATATACCCGTGGACATGATCAATGTCGAGGTTGGAGTAAAATCCGTCGTTTGACTTCTTTACTTTGATGTTGAGAATTGAAATTGCGAAGGTCATCGGAGGCAAATCGCGGCGCATCTGCCTTATGTAATCCTCACCTAAAATGTCCACATTGTCGAGCGATGACGCACGACGCACACAGAAAGCCACACGGCGCAGCTCACGCAGATAACCGTCCTGAAATTTCTTTGAGCGCAGGAACATCTGCATCTCAAAATCCTCTCCAGGCGTAATCAGATATTCATAGTCGTAAACCAATTCGGCATCATCCACGGAGAGTAGCTTATAGTTTACCGCCATATCCACCATTGCCTTCGTGATGTGCTTGCCATGATTAGGCATGATACGAAACTCTCCCTCATGCTTCATCATCTTCAGAGCCGTGTCGCGAATATCTTCTTTTACTTCTGCCGGCACCACATGCACCGAATGTCCCGACTTCTTCGCATTGTAAAGCATATCGTTGTAGCGTATAACCTTGTCGGCATAATCCTCCAACTGCTCCTGCACCCATCTGTAGGTCTTGCCCTTGAACGGACCTGTCTCAACGGTCAAGTCTAACTTCTCCTCCTCTTTTTCGAGCCACGACCCTTTGGCTGTGAGCGCAGCATCGGAGAGGAATCGCGTACTCTTATACATCGGATTATACTCTGTAAAGTTGATGTCACCCAACGGATGAGTCTGGCCAGAAAGAGCCGGCAGCAACTCGTCAGTTACCTTTTTTAGCGGAAAGAACCTCGCTTCGTCCCCCACAAGTGCGCTAAAGGTGTAACTGTTGGCACTGGCAGTCTGGGAGAGGGATATAAGCACCCATCCGGCACCATTGGCAAACCAGATGTAATTGTCATAGTTCTTAGGCTTAAAAATACTCTCGCGAGCATGCTTCGGCGGTCGACCCCAGCCAAAGTGAATGCCCTGCGTAAATCCGAACATACGCTCCATGGCAGCCATCGTACTTGGTATGGTCTTGCCGAAGCCCTGTTGACGCGACACAGCCACCCATGCGCCAAGCATACCAGGCATGGAGTTGCTTGCCATCCAGACGTAAGGAGCCACCAATCCGTCGGTCTTACCCACACGGCGGGCAGCAATCACTCGTTCATCCTTGGCTCCCATGTATAGCGACTGCTGCTGAAATTTAGTTAAGTATATGTTGTGTGCTTGCTGCATTTTTTGAGTTTTGAGTGTTGAGTTTTGAATTATCGGCTATGCCGATTTTGAGTTTTTGATTTTTGAGTTGTTGCTGCGTTTCTCCTACTTGGTTTTGAATAATTCAAAATTGGATAATTCAAAATCGCCAACAGCGACAATTCAAAACTCAAAATTCCTAATTCCTAATTGCCGAAGGCTTATGTCCTATGTGCCATTTGTTGCATGTCCTGCATCTGTACACCGTATATCCTTGCGCTTTGAGCTTCGGATTTTGGTTTAGATATTCCCAAGCATCATCCTCGGTCTCGTAAGCCTCCTTCGCCTTCCATGAGCGTTGCTTGCGTGTGTAGTGTTCAGGGTCCGGCTTGAACGGCGGAACCTTGTTGAAATATTTATGTCGGTTGTTACTCATGTGTTGTTTTTGTGTTGTTGTCGGTTGTGTTGTCAGAAGAGGGTAGGCTGCGCCAGCTCCATTTTGATGCGCTTACAAGCCTTGTCGTAATACTCCTTGTTGAGCTCGAAGCCGATGAAGTTGCGCTTCTCACGGATGGCTGCAATGGCAGTGGTGCCGCTACCCATGCAGTTGTCTAATATGGTGTCGCCCTCGTTGGAGTAGGTACGGATGAGGTACTGAATGAGAGCTACGGGCTTTTGGGTGGGATGAAAAGAGTCAGGTTCCACGTTAAACTCAAGAATGGATGTAGGATAGTTCTCCCATTCCGTTACGACTGTCCCTTTCTGAGAAGGTCTTTTGCCTATAACCCCACCGAATTTGTTTAGTGAATTATGCCTAACCTTGTGGCATGGTCGCAAATCTTGCGGATTGTATGGCATACGCTTCTCTCCCATTATGCTCTTATGGCCCATTCCGAAACGGCAAAATGCAGATATTATCTCGTAATTCTTCAGAGGTCTGTTCTTGGCATGAACGAAACCTGCCGAAGTGTTCTTTTTCCATATCCAATCATATCGCCATTCTTTCATATTGCTTGTGCGAATGGAAGTACTGAATGGTTCACTGCCAAAAAGAAGGACTACCCCCCCCATTTTGAGAACACGATGATATTGCTCCCATAACTTATCAAACGGAAGCACGCTGTCCCAAGCGCAAGCAGTAGTACCATACGGCAAATCGCATATCACGCAATCCACACTCCCGTCCGGAATCCTTTTCATCCCTTTCAGGCAGTCTTCATTATATATCTTATTCAGTTCTATCATGCTTTGTTGTTTCGTAAATCTATCAGTTAAACCATTTCACAGTTGTCTCGCCCTTATATCCTTTCTCCCACACGAACCATGCGTAAGCCGCGGCGCTGCTGCCGTAAGCCTCGAAGTCGCCATTCATGGCGCATTTCAGTCGTGACGAGCTTACCCAAACACGAATGGGGGGGATAGAACGGAAGAGAGCGCGTCGAGCCTTGCCTTCGAGGAATGTCAGCTTCAGGAACATCGCCACCTTCTTTCCTTCGGGAATGATGCTCAGAGCCTTCTCCACAAACTCCTGCGCATATCTGTAGGGTGGGTTGGTAACGATGTTTCCCTCCCATTCCAAATTGTCAATAGCGAGAAAGTCTGCCACCTCGCCGTACCCTCTATCCACAAGGTCGCGGCTCACCACCTCATACCCTGCTGCCTTCAGCACCTCGCTCATGTGACCCTCGCCACACGAAGGCTCCAATATCCTTCCCTCAAATCGTTCCAGCTTGCACAGCCATTCCGTCGCTTTCGGCTCAGTGGCATAGTAATCCTCCCGCTGCCGATCCGCATCCGTATGGTTGCTTGCGCCTAATGTCTTGAACACAGCAGCCGAGCCGCCCACCCAGTCCTTTCTTTTTATGTTGTTGTTCATGTTGCGTAAAGTTTTTCTTGCTTATAATGAAAGTTACAGCTTTAGAAGAATTTTACAGGCTGACTTTTATCGATTAACTTGCGAGTTTCTTCAGCACAAGCAGCCACGCATTTTTCTACTGCTTCGGTGATGTCAAGGATTTGACCCTCACGCATATTGTTGTATTTATCACAAGTGTCCTCTATTATTTTGTAGAGAGTCTGTTTTTGTAAAGCCTCCATATAGTTTACATACTCCTTGCACGTTTTGCGCCGTGGTCCCTTTACCCAATCAATAAAGTCCTTCTTCCAGTCCTTCCATGTCTTGATTTTTATTGTTATCATTGTCGCTTACATTTTTGATTATCTTTTCAATGAGTTTCTTCACCAAAATCCAGTTTCATCTGCTTGAACTTCTCGGCATACCATCGTTTGTATGATTTGCCCGAAATCCACCAGTCGTAGATGTTCTCCGCTATTTCGTTTTCTTGCTCCTCTGTCAAGCGGTCAGAAGAGGAGCTGGACGAAAACCCTGGCGCTGTGAGATTCCATACACCTTGGTTTTGTCTCCAGTGTCCCGGGTCTGGATGTTTGATGTAGCCGCCTGTGTCCTGAGCAATCCTCTGACGTTTCTGAGAGGCATCCAGTCCTTGCGGATGTCCACCAGATATATTCTCTTTTGAATACCCTCCCCCGTTTCGGATAGCCTTGATAGCCCTTATCCAGTTGCGCTTGATATGCGGATAGCGTTCATTCTCGATGTGCTTCTGCTTTGCAGACGACATAGGGCAGCCGATGCAGCCTATGCGATGCCAGCCCTCGTCGTAGAGCGAGCAATGAGGAACCTTCACCACATCATTAAGAAACTCCCATACGTCTTGCTCGGTCCAATAGATGATGGGCGAAATCAAAAGACTCTCTTTGCCGTGTATGCAACCTAACGTCTGTTCTTTATCAGCGTTAGTGATATTCACGCCCTGCTCTTTAGATTTACGGCGAGCACGTTTTGCCCTCTGCTCCTGTCGGTATTCGTCCAACCCGTCAAGATTGCCACTAAACTTACGGTTATTTATTTCCACCTCGTTGCGCTTGGCTCTTCGAGAACTCTCAGCTTTGCGTATGCCGATTAGCGTCACCTTGCCAGCACCTGCCGTTTCCTTATATTCAGCGCAACACCAACGCACACGCATAGTGGGCAGAATCTGCTTTTCTGCGGCAATCTGGAAGATGGATTTGCCCGGCTTTATCAGTTCCACCTCGGGATAGTTCTTCTTTACGAAACGTATCACTTCGGGAGGATCAACGCTCGTAAAATTCATGTGACCGCGAAATTTCACCCCAGCCAACTGAGCCATGTGGAAAAGAGCCTGTGAGTCTTTTCCTCCACTAAACGCTAAGTAATATCCGTTCTCGGCATCATAGTTCAGAGCTATCTTCTCTGCTTTTTGCAGCAGCTCCACCGAGTGAAGCATCTTCTTTCGCAGCCTTTCCGAAGCACGCTCCAACGCTTGTGAAAGATTGTAGTCTATATTCATATTCTCTTCTTTTTTACCCTCTCCCTTTTATAGGAGAGGGTGCTTAGTTACTCTGCTACAACTTCCCAATCTTCCGCAAATACATCAGATGAAGAAGGAACCCACGAATCTGCTCTTCCATCTGGATTGATAATAAGCATCTGATTAGTGTAGTCAATGTGAGGATTCTCACGGTTCATCAAGATGTCCTTGGCAGACTTTGGAAGTGACTGCATCTTAGGAATGATGTCACCAGTGATATGAGCTGGAACCTGCTTCACGATAAACAATCCCTTACCATTCCATCCCTTGCGTCTTACAGCAAGACCAGCCTTCAGTAAATCAATAGCACCACCGAAGTTAACAGAACCTACTTCACGATAGGTTTCCTCAATCACACTCTTAGGAGACCAAGACTTATATCCGTTTTTGTACTCTACTAAGTAGCCATCTTCCTCAACGGCTGCTGGCTTCAGTTCTCTACCAAGCACTTTCTGTGCTTCTGTCATAGTCATAGGCATTGCCTTGATTGTCTTAGTACCTATGTACTTTTTCATTTTTTGTGTCATAATTAATTTATTTTTTGGTTATTTATATTCCGTACTCCTTTAGATACCACTCACATTTGAATCCTTTTCTTGGCATGAAGCCCTTAAAGTCGGTGGTGCAGAAAATCATTCGCTTGTTGCACCATCGGGCCATATCCTTTTGCCATTCGGGGATGGCGTGGTTTGGATTTGTAGGGTCGCGGTATGGTTGTGCGTAGGCGTACACGGCTCTGCCTTCATGGTTCTTGCGAAAGCGTTGCAGTCGCTCCCACCAGTAGTGCAGACGGTGGTAACATTCTCGGAAGTTGTTCTTGCCGCCTATCATGGTATAGAGAAAGTATTCGCCCCGGAATCCTGCCGCATTGATAAGTTGCATGGCTCGCTCACATTCTGCTATCTGTGCTGTAGTGTCGCAACCGAAGCGGATGCGGGAGTCTATCCATTTCACCTTGCCTAACAGTTTGGCATATTCCGGAGTGACAAACCGTGCGTCCATCGCCTGATTGAAGTCGATATGATACCCCCCCGAATGATTTTTTCCAACTGTTCTTTTGCATAGTCGCCAGCTGCAAGGATGTTGTTATCCATTAGCACAACGTGCGTTCTGCCCCCGATGGCTATCTCTTCTATATCCATGTACGGACGGATGAACCCTTCCTTCTTTGGCACCACACACCAAAAACACTTGTTGGGACAGCCTTCGGTCAGTTTGCCGTAAGCATGATTCTTTGGCACCCATGGGAACAACTCGTATAGCGGTTGCATTCGGTCTATCTCGTCGGGTAGACGCTTATAGATGTCGTAGCCCGTTCCACCCTTCTCCAGTCGGTCGTAGGAGAACTGCCGAAAGTCGATGTCGGGCGAAAAGTTGAAAACCTTGCTGGCATACAGTATATCGTAATGATGCCTGTCGAAAAGGTCGGTAGGCTGTGCCCATTCCACTTCATCTCCCCGCATCGTGTGCCAACGGGCAATCTTGCCGAGAGCCACGTTAGGGTATATCGTAGCTCCCCATTTCTTTTTGCCGTGTCGTCCGTCCACGTCTATGAGTCCTATTTTCATCTCTATTCCCTATATTTTCTGTTTATTCAGTATCACTCTTCACTTTTCCTTCTTCACTTTCACCTTCCATAAACTCGAAGTAGTCAGGTTCTTCCTCTCGCTTGTCGCTAAACATTTCCTCGTCCTCTATCTCTTGGAGGTCTTTTGTAGTAAGACCATACTTGCGGGCCATGCGCAGCTTCTCCTCCTCGGTGTAGTTGATGCGGTCACGCTTCACGATGCTCACGTCCTGCGTGATTGCAATGCGGCTCATGTCCGGCATCTCGTCTGTAGCGTCCTTCTCCTCCTGAAAGTTGCCATACACATTAGCTAAGGCTTGCATACCCTTATCCACTGCACGGTCGTTGTTCTGCTGCTTACCCGTGCGTATCAACCACTCGGCACTGCTCAGATACATAGCCTTGTGGCGTGGACTCTCGTCGGTTTGGAAGAACCGTATCAGATGGTTGCACACCAGTACGTCGTTGTTGAGCTCCGTGACCGTGCGCGGACAGATGTTGCCATCGTCATCGAGCGTAATCTTCAGCGCAAGCACATACTCCTGCGCCTCTTTGTTGCCCTGCGCTGCCTGGTTGAAGAACAATTCATAGTCGCGTCGGGCAATATTTCGGCACACCGTCCGAGGGTCGATGTCCTTGTTTTGCACCCATCGCTTGTAAAACTCCGAGCAGATCTGCATACGGTAACGTTGATCCAGCTTGGGGAACGCCGTCTGCATGCTCGTGCCGTAGGAGAGCCACTTATCGATGCGGGCTAATGTGTTTTGCGTAATTCCTGACATAGTTTTGTGTTTTTATATAGTCAAAGTTACGATAAACTTTCTTCCCCATACGGACATGAATTTAAGTGAAAAGTGAAAAGTGAAGAGTGAAAAATCCAATAGTTAAGAGAACACATGGATTCTTCACTCTTCGTTCTTCACTCTTCGTTTTTTACTCTTCCCTTAAACCCATGTCCGCTGTGCGTAGCAGTTTATCAGTAAATTTGTTGCATAAAATTCAGGACAACAACACAAAACACAACACAAAAACATGAACAATCCATTCTATGTCTCGCGAGCCATTGCCGCAGTGCTCGGCTTGCTGTGGGTTCACATCGAACCCTCAATCAATTTCATCACCGTGTGCTTCTTCGCCCTCATCATCGACTGCTATACGGCATGGCGGTGCAACCGTCGTATCTACCAAAAATACCGCGAGGAGATAAAGCGAAATCCGAAGTGTAAGATGGACGGTAAGCTGCGCTCAAAGAAGATGGCAAAAATGGTGTGGACCTTCTCCGTGCTCATCATGTGCATCTGCCTCGCCTCGTACCTCGACCGCAACATTCTCGGCTATATGAACACCCACCTCGCCAACCAACTCACGGCCATGTACTGCCTCGTACAGTTCGTCTCTATTCTCGAAAACGAGAGCACATGCAACGGAGCGGCTTGGGCAAGAGTGCTTCAAAAGATTGTGGCAGACAAGACCGAGCGACACTTCAACGTAAAGCTGAAGGAGCTGATGAAGGATAAGGAGGAAGCAGAAAAAACAGTGGAAGAATAAATACCAACAACGAATTTCACGGATTCCGCGAATTATTGAATGTTCGTGTAATTCGTGAAATTCGTAGTTCTTAAAGTTTAGCAGCATTATGACAATAAGCAATGTCCTTGAGCATTGGGCTTCTATCTATGAGCCCCTTGCTCACAAACCCGAGAGCGAACGCCTCGAAGACCAGAGTTTCTTCCGCATCCGCTACATCGACCTTGAGAACATCTTTTCTCGAAATGCCAACATCGTTCACTCACCGTGTATGCTATACAGCGTGCTTACCATCGGCGAACTCGTTGACGCAAAGAAGGCATCTGTCTCTCACCAGGTGTGGTTTCTCGCTAAAGTGAAGGACACGCCGCAGACCCTTGGCCGTTACGACGGCAACAAGATAGAGCGCACGGCCAACGACCTCACCGACTACTGCAAGGACCTCATAGCCTGGCTTATCGAGGTGAAGCGCACAGGCCGCTGCCCCGTCACAAAGCGCAGTTTTGCCGACGATGCCGTGGTGATGGCAGAGCTGCTAAGCATCGACACCAGCAGCATCTCCTTCGGCATGGTGGGCGACATCTATGCCGGACAATGGCTCGTGGTGGGCATGGACTGGAAGAGCCTGCAACCGCTCTACAATTTTGCGTGTGGCAGCAACGGAAAGTATATCGTGCCGAAAGAGGACGTAAAAGGATAGGAGGGTAGGGCATGGCACGTTTTATTTCTCCCGTACAAAAACCTTTTGCTCCGCTCTCCCGCGTCGCTCCGTTGTATCTTGACCAAGCCTTGATGGATATTGAGGCGAACATGCAAGCGCAGCGCATTTACCCCACTGAGGTATATCGAGGTTATGAGGAGATTAACCAATACCGCAAGAAGCATGGCATGTGGTGGTCCACTGGCGAGGGTGTCAAGTCGTTTGAGGGGCACATCTATCAAGCCGACGATCAGAGGGGATTGCTCACGGTGGGTATTCGCTATAACGACTATTTGCGCTATGTGGATATTGGTGTAGGTCTTACTGGTGACGTTCATATCCATGCAAGCGATGTGGATCGCACGCGGTCGGCAAAGAACGCCAAGAGGTATATCCGCGGAAAATGGGACCGCAAGCAGGGCAAGTCGCATCGTCCTGCCATCATGCGTACCATACGCAGATTGCGCGACCGCTATCGCAATTATCTTGCCGACTTCTACGGTTATCAGGGAGGCATCGACATCATTCATGCCTTGGAAGGAATGGGCGAACACGTCAAGTCTGATTTCTAACTTTAATTCAACACAAAAACGATTATGGCAAATCTAAAGACAGAAGTTATCCTCTCAATGAACGGCAAAGCTGCCATTCAGGTGCTTGAAGCCCTGCGCGACAAGGCTAAGGCTGTGAGAGAGGAAATAGATCATCTCGATAAGGACGCTCCCGATTTCAAGGAGCGTAAGGCTGGACTCGAAAGCGTTTATAAGACTCTTCAGAATTACCAGACGAATATCATAAAGGACACGGAACGCCTGGACCATGCCCTTCAGAATCTTACGTCCACTTCACTTCAAAACCTACGCAAGGCTTTGGGCGATGGCCGTCGTCAACTGCAAAAGCTATCTGAGGACGACTTGGAGCAAGCAGAGGAAATAAGAAAGAAGATGAAGCAGATAGGCGATGAGGTTCGTCTGCTTGAGGGTCAGTATGTCAAGATAGCCGAAGGGTTGAAGAATGTTTCCAACCAGTCCGACCAATGGCTCGACAAGGCTATCAAACAGCAGCGCGACCTTGTAGGGTCTTTGGAAAAATCGGATGCTGGCTATCAGAAAAACCTCTCTATATTGAAGCAACTGGAAGCTGAGGAGGATAGGCGAAAAGGGAAGATGAGTAAGAAAGAAGCAATGGCTACCGTTTCTGATAAGTATGCCAATGCCTCGGAACTTCGTCGAGCCAAGACCACTATTACTGAGGTGCGTGACAAGACCGACTCACATAAGGTGGGCGAAATAGAGCAATACAATAAGGCTTTGCAGGAGATAGATAAGCGTCTTAACGCAATTTCCGGACAGTTTGTTGATATTCAGAAGGGTATAGGCAATGTGTCCAACCAATCAGACCAGTGGCTCGACAAGGCTATCAAGCAGCAGCGTGACCTTGTTGGGTCTTTGGAGAAGTCGGATGCGTTGTATCAGCAGAATCTTGCTACATTGAAGCAGTTGGAAGCCGAGGAGGACAGACGCAAGGGCAAGATGAGCGTGTTGGAAGCACAGCAAACTGTGAGCAATGGCAATGCTTCGGCCTCTGATTTGCGCCGAGCCAAGGCTACACTTACTGAGGCCCGTGACAATACACCTACAAGATTTTCTGATAGTATTGGCGATTATAATCGTGACCTTCAGGAGATAGAGAAGCGGCTGGAGGCTGTGTCGGGTAAGACGCAAAAGGCATCAATGAGCTGGAAGCAGATGAAGCAGGTGTTGGCTGAACCTAACAAGGCTTCGGGCGAAGACATCAAGCGCACGCTGGAGGTGATACAGCAGAAGATACAACAACTCCCTGCTGGCAGCAAGTATGTTGCCGACCTCCGTCGCCAATACTCCATGCTCGAACAGACCCTCAAGGGTACCCGTATGTCGCAGAGTGCCCTCAACGACATTCTCGCCCGTAGCAAGCAGGGTAAAGCTTCTCTTGACGAACTGCGCCGTGCTTACAAGCAGCTTGAAGAGGAACTGAACCAAATCAACACCAAGAGTAAAGAGTTTGCCGACAAGCAGAAGTCGATGAAAGAACTGAAGAAGGACATCGACAAGGTGACGGGTGCAGCACACAAGCAGGGTGGGGCATGGCAGACAGCCCTGAAGAACCTCACGGCATACGTCGGGCTGTTTTCAGCGTTCAATATGCTCAAGACATATCTCTTTGATATATTTCGTCTGAACGCCAAGTTTGCCGAACAGCTTACTAATATCCGTAAGGTTGCGCTCAGTACACAGGAGGATGTGGCTCAGTTGTCTAAGGAACTCTCTAAAATTGAGACCCGAACAAGCATAGAAGAGCTAAACAACTTGGCCTATGCGGGTGCTAAGCTTGGCATTCAGACGCAAAACTTAGCAGGCTTCGTCCGTGCCGCCGACCAGGTAAACGTTGCTCTGAAAGAAGATTTGGGCGATGAAGCGTTGACTTCTCTTGCTAAGATTACTGAAGTGATGGGGCTTATTGACAAGTATGGTGTGGAAAACGCTATGCTGAAGACGGGCTCTGCTATTTTCCGACTGGCATCTACATCTACAGCATCTTCGGGCAAAATCGTTGACTTTTCCAACCGTTTGCTTGCGCTTGGTGATGCTGCCACTCTTACGACACCTGACATTCTTGCTATTGGTTCTGCTGTTGACTCAATGGCCCTTGAACCCGAAGTAGCTGCTACTGCGTTTGGTAAACTTGTGGTAGAGCTGCGCAAAGGAACGTCTTCAATAGAAAAAGACCTCGGCATTGCGCAGGGTTCGTTGAAGAAGATGATTGAAGAAGGCAAGGGTATGGAAGCCATTCAAACCATATTCCATAAGATGCACGAAAGTGACAACGTATTTGCACTAAACTCTCTTTTCAAGGATCTTGGTTCTGAGGATGGTGCTCGTCTTACTAAGGTCATGGTTACGATGGCAGAAAAAGTGGGTATGCTCGACAAGGCTGTTGCTGAGTCGAACAAGGCTTTTCGCGAAGGTTCGGCTGTAACCGTGGAATATGAAATGCAGCAGGAGACCGCCGCTGCATATATGGAGCGAGCTGCTAACCTTTTTGAGAAGCAGTTTGTTTCGGCAGATGCTGCAAGCGGTCCGGTGCGCGATTTGGCTAAGGCATGGTATGAAATGGTGGATGCTCTCGTGCATAATGTTACGTTTATGACCGAAGTGCGTATACTTATCACGTTGCTTATGGCTGCCATGAAGATGTTCCTCGGTATGTTGCCAACGCTTATCACGATGTTGAGCACGGCAGGAGTGGCAGGAGCCTTTGCTAAGTTGGCCGAACTTACAACTGGATTGACTGGCAAAACGATGTCTCTTGCAAACGCCTGGAATGTTATGTATTCGTCCTTCAAGAAACTGTCTTTCGTAGGCCAAATGAGCGTGATGGGCGGTCTTATTGGTCTCGCCGGTGTTCTCGTCGTAAAACTTGCCCAGTGGACGGCTTCACTAAAACAAGTGTCAGCAGGACAGCGAGTGCTCAATGAGGTACAAGAGGAAGGCCAGCGCAGAGCTATGGAAGAACAGGAGTCTTTGAAGCGTTTGCATCGTGTAATGAATGACACTTCCGCATCAATGGATCTTCGTCTTGAAGCCATGAACAAACTGAATGGCGCTATCCCTAATCTTAACGCAAAAATCAACTCAGAAACTGGCGCTGTTCAAGAAAACACGAAGGCTTGGGAGGAAAACTTTAAGCGTTTGCAGGATTATTACGAACTGGAAGGCGCTCGCGCTAAACTTGCTGAACTTGGACGTAAAAAAGTTGATGCTATTCTTAAACTTCAGCAGAAGGAGGATGCGTATGCCAATACCAATGTCGATATTCCTACTGGACCGGTAACCTCAAGTGGTGCAATGATGGGCCGTCAGGCGCAGGGAGCCATCGGACAAGCAGGACAAAAAGCAGCAGCAAAGCGAGAGCGTGACAAGGCTCAGCAAGAATACAATGATATTATTGCACAAGAAGATGCGTTGTATAAAAAATTTGGAGCCAAACTTGATGTTAAAGGCAAGAAGGTTGGCGAGAAAGGCAAGAAGGTTGGCGGCGGTGGCGGAGGCAACGCCGAAGCCCCCGAAGACGATTCTCGCGCCAATATCTCAGAATTTATCACTAAGATAAATAATTTCTATGAGCGCCAGAAAACAGCCAAGATTGAAAAGATGACTGAAGATGGCGTTGAAAAAGATTTGCAGGACTATGCTGTGGCAAATATTGAAAATCGACTAAATGCAGCTCTTGCAGCCGCCAAACAGTCGCTCGTTCTCGGCACTAAAGCATGGGATGACTTCAAGGCTTCAATGGATAAAGACCTCAAAGAGAAGGACGATGAATATGGGCAGTCACAGTCAAGAATGTTGAAGGACGCAATCCAGTCTACAGATGTAATGAAGTTGCGTACCGACCTTCTCAAACAAATGCCAAAGATTAAGAAAGGTCAGATGGTTGGTTTGAAATCTGACGAGCGCGACCGTGCATATCTTGATCGCCTTTGGCTTGAGGAATCAAAGAGTGAAGACAAGCAAGCAACTATAGACCAAAAACAGGCAGAACAGCGACGCAAGGAACTTTTGGAACACGATTATACGGGTATAGTACAGCAGAACTCGTTTCTCGGATTGGCAAAAACTGGATTTGTCGATATAAATATAGATGAAATCGACAGGGATAGGGATGCTATCATAAAGGTTTTGGAAAAAGCGCGTAACAATATTGTTGGTGTCTTTCAGACAGGTGGCGAAAAGGATGCGCTACTTAAAATTCTTTTTGGTGAGAATTATGAGGATATGCCTATGCAGTTCCTTTCTCTGCTTGATGCTCCGGAAGAGGATGTGCGTTTGTTTTATCAGAAGCTAATCCAATACAACGACGAATACGAGTCTGCAAGCAAAAAGGGAGACGACGAGCGTAAGAAACTGAATGATTACGGTTGGTCTAAGACTGATTATTATAAGGAATACCAGAAAGCTCTGCCTGGTGCCGAGCAAGAGGTGGCTATCAAGGGTAGCTATCGCAATGCCGGTCAGCGTATGGGTATGGAGTCGGTATCGGCTTCGGACCCAGAACTAAAACTGATGAAGGCACGCATGGAATTTGCTCAGCAGTATTATACGTTCCTCGAAGAGCACAACGCCACCGAGCAGCAACTTGCTGATGCCCGAAAGTCAATAATGACGGAACAGGTTAACTATACCAAGAAGCTCACGGGAGATATGTTTGAGCAGTATAATTCACTCCTTACCTTCATGGGACCGTTGCAAACCTTCGGCGAGTCGGTAGGCGATGCTTTTGCCACTATGACCGAGGACGCAGCCGAAGGACGCAAGGCGTTGAAGACAGCCTTAAAGCAGATGATAAAATCGTTTGCCACCAATACCCTTCAGATGATTAGTCAGCAGCAGATAGACCGTGCGCAGACCACGGCTCACTATACGCAGTTGCTCCTTATGCAGCAGGCGTTTGGTACAGCAAAAGTAGAGGGGGAGGCTGCCACTGGAGCTGCTTTGCTTACGACAAAGACGGTAAATAACCAGACAGAGGAACAGCTTGAGGTGGCTCACCAAGAGTCAATGGCAGCTCTTCGTTCTGCGGGTATCTTCGGTTGGTGTGTCAGCACGCTCGGACCTATCGCCGGTCCAATTGCTTACGCCGCAATGATGGCAACTCTCATGGGCTTGCTTAATTTCGCTATCAGCAAGATAGGTGGCAGCGACAAGTCTAAAAACGAGACAGCCAAGGGTAAGAATACTAAGGTTGTTTCCGGTATGCTCACCTACGATTCCGGCAACGTGCAAGACCTCCGTCCGTTCGTCGGTAACGATGGTAGCCTTTATTGGGCAACCGAGGATAACAAGCCGCACAACGGTGTGTCGCTCCTTACGCATCCAACCGCCACCACCATCAACGGCCATCCCTCGTTGGTAGCCGAGAATGGTCCCGAGTTGGTAATCGGACGCGAGACAACCCAGGCAATGATGATGAACAATCCTCAGTTGCTGAAGGCTCTCGTCAATTACGACCGTAACTATTCCGGTCGCCGCGCCTACGACACTGGCAATGTAGCCGAAACAAGCCAAACGGTAGCCGCAGGATCTTCTGTAAGCGACGAAATGGTGTCTGTACAAGCTAACACCAACGTAGCGCTCCTGCAAGCCGTAAACACGCTCCTGCAACGTTTGGAGCAGCCAATCGAAGCCAAGATTGATATGTATGGCCGTGGCAAGCTTTATGACAGCATGACAAAAGCAAATCAGTTTATGAAGAACAAATAGCCTGCCGCAAGCTGCCTTTGCTGCAATCCGCAAGTAGCAGAGCATTTCCCTTGCGCCACACTTTCGCAAGCGGCAAAGCATTTATCTTGCGCTACCTTTTGCAATTAGCAAAACATATATCAGGTCGTCGCGCCGTCAGGCGAGGCGACCTTTTCCTTTAGCTTCACTCGCATTTTTTCTCGGTTCTCGCTTGTTTAAGAATAAACTTCTATCCCCCGAGTCGTAAATCTACGAACATCTGTAACTACCTAAAAATCATGGACTTTATCTAACCCCTACCCATCAAGAGTTTATAAATCTACTCAAAAGCGCTACTACCTTATATAAATTTCGCCAATTTTCTTTCTCTCCCATTTTCAAAACTCCCGAACCCTAACGATATAGTTAGTAGCATTAACGCCTATGGCGTAAATAATTGACATTTAGTAAGTTGTAAGGATGATAAAGGCAACTAAGACAGCGAAAATTGCGTATAAAATGCCTTATTTCTACTATTCTTTATATATTTTTTGTTCTTTGCGCTCGTATAAGTATATAAAAAATTACCCCATTTTTAAACTTTTAATCGATAAATAGCGGAAAATCAGAAAGCTAAATCACTTTTTGAAAAATTCATTGGGGGGTCACGAGGTGGATTTTGGGTGGACAGCGGAAGCGTTTTTCAAAATTACGGACTTTTCATTTTTTGATGTTTTTCTAAAAAATGGACTCAAAACGGCAAGTTTGGACATTTGAAGGGAGAAATGTTCAAGATTAAACTTTAGGTTTGTACAGCTAAAACAACAGTAAAAATTATTGGTAAATAAAATAAAAGTTAAATACAATAGAAAAAGTTGGTAATGTTAATTATAATTCTTATTTTTGCAACGGTAAAAATGACAATTATTAATATGTTCAACGAGATTTGCTCTGTATATGAAGATGCTACTGATGCCAAAGGTCGCTTCGTTGACCGCGAGACGGGCGAGTGCATCCAGCAGATGACTATCCGTGAGTTTTGCTTAACGGATCGTTGGAAGCCGTATGTGCAGCAACTTCGTGCTATGCGCAAGGAGTTTGGTAGCAAAGCCAAGAAGATGCCTGAGTATATCAAGACTAAGAAGAAGTTACCTGGAGCCACTCTTAGCGGCTTGTTCGCCCTCTATGAGGATGACAGCCTTACGCATCCGGGACAGCGGGTAATGGTGAGCCGCCGTGAGACGCATCTAAAGCAGCATACTGGCTGGCTCGCCATCGACATTGACCTCGACGACAATATGCAAATGAGCAATTTTGAAAATGTGCGCACGATATGCCGTTTTCGTCCTGAGATAGCCTTGCTGATGCGGTCATGCTCCGGCAGCGGATATTTCGGTCTTGTGCGCTTGGCTTATCCTGATAGGCATAAAGACCAGTTCAAGGCTCTGTTGAAGGATTATGCTGCTTGTGGCATTACGCTTGATAGGTCGTGCGGTAATATAGGTCGTGTACGTTTTGCGTCATGGGATGATCCTGAGCATATATATATCAATGAGAAGGCAACTGCCTATACAGGACTGAACGACCAAGTGGTAATGCCCCTGCCTTTGTCTCGCTTACATCATTCAGCTTATGCGGAAACTCGCCATGGATCTTCAGCTAAGAATGGTGTTGTCATTGGCGATTGGCATGATGACACCCCCGAAATAGTTTACCGTAAGGTGAAACGACTTGTTGAGAAGGTAGAGCAACAGCATGTAGATTTGATGGCAGGACACGAAGCTGGATATATAGAGTGGGTGTATTGTGGAATGTCTCTTTATCATCTGGTAGGGCAGGCTGGTTACGACTTCTGGAAGCGTGTATCGCGATTCCGTCCGGCGGATTCTACTTGCGGACATCATGAGAGCGACTTCGCTAAGAGGTGGCCGTCGTTTGCCCAATACTCCAATACAAAAAATTTCTTCTTCAAGCAGTGTATGGATAAACACATCACATTGACGAGGGATGATTTGTTGGAGATATACGGATAAAGAACCTAAAATTTCAACGAAACACTTTTTCACAAGTGTTAAACTGAAAACTCAAAAAATGGCAAAAACATCCCGATTTTCGCAAAAAATGAGGCTTACGCGTATTCACTTCATGTTCACTTCATGTTTACTGATTCTTTACTGATTGGTCAAATGTTAAAATTTAAACAAAAACGATATATATTTCTATTATGATTAAAGAATTTAAAACTCGTACTGGAGCGATTTTTAGTGACACCAAGAATTGTCTTGAGTATTTGTATGTTGGCGACTATGGCAAGGAGGCTAACATCAAGGCAGACTTTCTTGGCTTGACCAAGGAGATTAATGGTGTAATTCACAAGAAGGTTGACCTTGAGGACAAGATGGTTGTTACTATCTCTACTCAAAAAGGATGCCCGATGAAATGCAAGTTCTGTGATTGTCCTAAAGTCGGTTTCCACGGCAATGCTGATGTTAGCGATCTGCGAGCAGAAGTAATGTCGGCTATCGTTCGTTCCGGATGTCAGCATACCAAGCGTTTTAATCTTCATCTGGCTCGTATGGGCGAACCGTCGTTCAACTGGAATAACATCAAGATATATTTGCTTTGTTATCTCAAGGATGATGTTAGCGTGTTCATGGATGCAGATGTCATTCATCCAGTATTTACGACTATGCTTCCGCGTACTTTAGGCAGCAAGACTTTAAAACGTATTATTACTGAGTTTTGTCAAGTTAAGAATTACGAGTTTAGAGGTGAAGCCGGATTACAGTTGTCTATAAACTCTACAGATGGATACCAACGTAACGATTTGTTCCGTGGACGATCTTTATCTTTGCAGGAAATTTCAGATATTTGTCGTGATTTACCTATGCCTGTAGGAAGGAAATATACATTGAATTTTCCTGTCACTAAAGACACAATATTAGATCCTGCTGTTTTGAATAAACTTTTCGACAAGGGAAAGTTCATTGTAAAGATAACTCCTATCCATGAGACAAAAGAGGCCATAAGCAATGGCATTCAGACCGAGGGTGGATATTACACATACGATGTTTATAAGCAGTTTGAACAACCGCTTGTCAAGGCAGGTTGGGATGTGATTGTTTTTATCCCTTCAGTGGAAGAAGACGAAGATAGAATAACCTGTGGCAATGCTCTTTTGAGTGAATATAAAGAAGATTGATATGAAACTGATAACAATTACTGGTCCGAGTGGTGTGGGCAAAGATACCGTGGCAAAGATGATGTCGGAGATGACCGACTGGCCTGTTATCTGTTCTTACACCACACGGCCGAGACGTTTTGGCGAGGTTGCCGGCGAGGATCATTATTTTGTAGATAAATGTGACGTGCCTCGCGAAAAGATGTTAGCTTATACCCAATATGGAGGCTATGAGTATTGGACTACGGTAGACCAAATAAAAGGCATAGCCATCTATGTGATAGACGAAGCAGGGCTGGTTGACTTGAAAAAACATCATCCCGAAATTACGGTCTATTCTATTTACGTCTTCAGTGCAGCAGCGGCACGTCTGACAAGAGGTGTTAAACTCGTACGGATATTGAGAGACGAAGAACGTCTGAATTTGGCCGCAGATATTAGCTTCGATGATCGTATATACAATGACTTCTCTAAGGATCTAAAAGAGCTGCGCTTTGAGGTAGCAAGATGTGTTTGCTACATGCCGTTTGTCAAAGAACATCTCGATCCGTATGATTTAGAAACCCCGCATTTTACTGATTAAAGTTTAAATATATAAACAATGAAATTTACAGAACCATCTATAGAGTGGTGGCCGCAGGTCAGTTTGGCGCAACATATCGCTAAGATCGGCAGAATCTGCTACAAGGCAAAAGGTAAGCAGCCCGAAGAAGGAATGACCGAAGAGGAGGTGCACGCCTTCATCCAGAAGCGCGACGAGGAACGCTGCAAGGGTTTCTGGGACAGCGGACATCGCTCGATGTATCGTCACGGCACCGTCTACTTTTTCATGCCCAACGAAAAGGGCCTTCCTAACTATATCTGGGCATATCTGAATGCTTCGCCTTACATCGACTATGCTACAAAGAACCATAAGGTATGGATCAGCACTAATATGCAGTTTATGCTTGAGAACATGAACCTGATGAACGCGCTTAGCTCGTATGGTGTCAGCGAAGACGAGTTTATAGAGAAGGCGCAGAAGTATGAGTGTAAAGAAGCGTTTTCTATTATCCGCATGACGCTGGTAGTGACCACACAGATAAGCACATCGCGCGAGCTTAACCGCACGTCGCCAAACAGCATAGCCGAGCAGAGCACACGCTATTGCAATCTGGAGAAGAAATGTGGCGTGCAGATAGCACGTCCACATTGGTACATTAACGGCACACGTTGGCAGCGCATGGTGTACGGCTTTGTCTGCCGAGTGTGTGAATGGGGCTATAACCGACTGCTGAAGGCAGGATTGAAACCAGAAGATGCCCGTGGCGTTCTGCCTCTTGATACCTACACGGTGGTGGCATACACTTACACCATTGCCGACTGGAAGAACATCATAGACCTTCGCTATCATGGCACAACCGGCAAACCGCATCCTAACGCATATCTGGTAGCAGAACTGATATGCAACAAGATACTGGAGCGTATGCGTGTATATTTACCCGATTTTGAAATATAACGAACATAAAAAACATTATGCAGCAATTAACATTAAATGAATATCAGGAGAAGGCAATGACCACCTGTTTGCCTACATGCAACAACATTGCCTATATGTCAACGAACCTGTGCGGCGAAGTGGGTGAACTTCTCTCTAAGCTTGCAAAAGCCATCCGCAAAGGCAAGCTGTTTATCGGCACAAGCGACCGTGACGAGAACGGCGAACGCATCATGACACAGACCCTTCATGGCGTGACCGAGCAGGAAATGAACGACATAAAGAAAGAATGTGGCGATGTTATGTGGCAGATGGCCGGACTTTGTTCCGTGCTTGGTTTCAGTCTTGAAGATGTGTGCCGTCAGAACCTTGAAAAATTGCAATCGCGCCAGCAGCGCGGTTTGATTGACGGCGATGGAGACAACCGTTAATTTTGAGACAATAACGCTTCTTATGATAAATAGAGTAGTTTATGACCAAATCAAATCCCTTAATATCGCGTGAGGAGTTTGTGCGCCAACAGCCCACTATCTACACATTCAACTTCAAGGATGTTCCCGTAGAGAAATATGCCGAGATGCTGGACGTGCTGTTCCATGCTCCTGCCTTCTGCGAGATTGTTGACAAGCGCAACAGGTTTGTCATGTCGGCAGACCGTTTGCGTCCGGGAACGAGCGAAATGATAAATCTCGTGAAGATCATCCAACAGAGTGACCGCAAGTTGGCGGATGCTGTTTACTCCTCACTCGTTCAGACAAATCTTCGGTCTACCGTTTCCTACGATTTTCTGTCTTTCTCAACCTTGTTGCGCTATTATGTAAACTACAAAAAGGACGGCATCAAGGAACGTGTTGACCGTTTGGCCTGCAACCTTGACAAGGTGACGTTCCTTGCTGATCTGCTTGAGTCGATTGTTACTGACATCAAGGCGGATATGAACGTCTTGTTTGACGGCAAAATGGAGTTTAACCAGTTTGATGCCGTCGCCAAGGTGCTTGAGCAGCTTCGCGGCTTCTTCAACTCGGCCCGCTCCAAAAATAAGACCTCGCCCGAAGCGCAGCTCTATTTTGAATATTCCGACTCCATAAACGATTATGTCGGCAAGCGTCTGAAAACCTATACGGCAAAATATCGTAAGATGCACCCTGCTGTCACAACACATACGGAGGCAGACCTCATAGAGGCTTTAAAGATCTTTTTTGGAGAAAACAAAGCCTTTTCTCTTGAAGCAGCACACCTCTCAGGCTTTATAGGCCACACCGAAGCAGGTGGTGCGTTTATCGATGCAGCTAAGCTTTATGTTGTGCTTGACGGTGTTCAGCGCGAGAAGATGGAGACTGTCATGGCAAAGAAGAAGCTGACACTGAAAAAGGACAACGAAACAGCATACTGTCTGACTCTGACTGATCTGCTTCTGGCCGTGTATAGAGAATCTCGTAAAAAAGCTAAAAAAGAATAGTTATGCCAAACATCTATCTTCGCATGCCAGCCGTCCGATGTCAGTTTTTCCGTCATCGTGATCCGAAGCACACGCTTGCTCCTGACGAGCCATTGGTATTCAACGCATACATGCCTGAATATCTCGTCATGCGACAATATCTCACTAACGGAGAGTCATTAAAGGCTGTTAATATGCAGTGTTTTTCACACCAGCAATGGCGCAACATGATGGGGGGCAAGTCGCCTATCGACGGCAAACCTGTTTTCCATCGCGACTCGGCTGAATATCTTACCTTTGAGGAGGTTCAACGGTTGAACGGCATCCGCGATTACAACAAGAGTGATAGCGTTGACTATTTATGTGTAAAACTGCCCTCGGAAATTGAGCTTGTTGATGTCGTCAAACAGGTAACTCCCTCATGGACGTTGCTTCCTTACGGGGTCTTTCAGTTGATGGCTTGTCTAAACAATGATTTCAAACGTTGCGTTGTGGAGTGGACTCTTGCTACATTTGACTTTTGCACGTCTAACAACACGGTGCTGTGCCGAAAGCACGCGACCATGCTCGAGCGTTTTCTTATGCGCTACGGCATGGATTCGACACAGGCAGAGAAAGACAATCTGAGACGCATCATAGAGAGATGGTTTGCAGCGGACAACAACAACTTTAAGTCTTACTCATGTGCTGACATGCAGTTTGTTGACAGCAAGGAGAAGGCTTTTTCTTTCGAGAGAATAAAATGGGAGTAACTGTTACTAACTGTTAACGTCCTGTATAATATATGTTAAAAAAAAGGCTTTTATAAAAAAGAAATGGTTGAAGCGGAAAAATGTTTAGAAACTTTCCTCGACGGGGTGTCAGACTTGTATCTTTACACCCCTAAAGAGACGGTGTTGCCCATACCTTTTAATGTGGGACAGCTGACCGAGATGAACAAATGTCAGTTGCCTAAAACCCCAGCTCTTCATATATCTACAATAGAGAATGAGGATATTGTGGCGAGCAGCTTTACGGCAAAATCGTCAAGTTCAAAGGCAACGTTGGGACTCTTATATACCTATGATATAAGCGTTAATGTCGAAAAAGGGTATAAAAAAGTGCCCGATATAGTGAAAAATGTGGCACATGCCGACTTTTATGTCGTCTTGCGCCGATATGACGGATCGCTTCTGCTGTGCTACACCATGCCCGGCACGTTTGCAAGCAGCAGCGTGTCGTCGCTTTCGCAGTCGGCAACGGAGGCAACAATTTCCATAAATTTGCAGTCGTTGTCTGATTTTATAAAAATGGACTTACTTTAATCAAATAGAAAAGACATTGTTAATAGTAGTTTTTTGAACAATTTTTCATTTTTCAGCCGTTGTCCGTGAGGATAGCGGCTTTTTCTTTGTCCTAATGTTAAAAACCACGGTCTTTAATTTTGCACATGGATAACACAGCGGGGTGGAGCAGCTGGCAGCTCACTTGGCTCATAACCAAGAGATCGAGGGTTCGAGTCCCTTCTCCGCAACATTTAGCAACCAGGTAAAGAGGTTGTATTCAGGATAACAACACAAAAACTATTCAGATGATAACTACACTTCTTGAACTCTCCACTACTAAATACTGGATGATGCACCCGCCGATGCTCAATGCCTTGCGCATTGGCATACAGGAGAACATTGCCGGTCGCATTGCCCTTACAGCGGAACAGACCGTTAAGCGCATGGCATACGCTATTGGTATGACAGCCAATGGTGAGAAGTTACAATTCTCAATGTCTTCAAATGACGATGAAGGCAACGGACGCGAACCGAGCGAAGAAACCAACAAGTTTGTAGCCGTGCTGCCCGTCTGCGGTCCGATTACCCGTAACGGTGATGCTTGCTCTTACGGATCAATCGACTTTCGCGACATGATGATACAGACTTCCGACCATGAGGAGTGTAAGGGTATCGTCGTTTACATCAATTCCGGCGGCGGTTCTGGGAACGCTATTCCTGATTACAAGTACGCTATTGACTATGCTCACAAGCAGGGCAAGAAGGTTGTTGCTCTCGTTGACGGCGACTGCTATTCGGCTGCAATGTATCTTGCTGTTCTTTGCGACGAGATTTATTATGTGAACGTAAAGGACGGTTTTGGATCAATCGGCGTTTATGGAGGTTTCTACACCATGAAGTCGGGCGAGAAGAACGTCTATACAAACGAGACTTGGAATGAGGTGTATGCTACACAAAGTTACAACAAAAACGAGTGGTATCGCAAGGCGACCGACGGAGACTATTCTCTTCTGCAATCCGATCTTGACTCTCTTTGCGAGGAGTTTATGTCGGATGTAAAAGCGGCTCGCCCTAATGTTACTGAAGAGCATCTTCATGGAGCAACATTCGACGCGAAGGAAGTGGAAGGCATACTCAATGACGGACAGTCTACCCTCTCTGAGATTGTAAATCGTTTCCTTGCGGATGCAAACTCGAATTCAAAAGCTGATACCACAGCAACCAATACAAATACTAATATAAATATGGAGAAATATCCTCTTATTTGCAAAGCTTGTGGATTGCAGGCTGGCGAGATTGCCGTTACGGAAGAGGGCGCGTATATGAACGCCTCGCTTCTTGACAACCTCGAAGCCCACATGAAGGAAGCCGAGCAGAAGGTGACTGATGCCGAGCAGAAAGCCACCACAGCGGAGAACGCTCTCGCAGAATTGCAGGGCAAGTTTGATGAACTCTCCGCAAATGTAAACGCAGCTAACGAAGCAAAGGAAGTCGCGGAGACCGCACTCGCCCAGGCTAACGAGGCTCACAGTAAAGAACTAAGCGACCTTAACGCACAGCACACCGAGGCTCTTGCCAAGAAGGACGACGAGCTGAAAGCTCTCGCCGAGGCAAAGGACAAGGAGATTGTCGACCTCACAGTAGCTAAGACTGAGACCGAGGCAAACCTTCAGACCGCAAAGGACGCACTCGCCACAGCCGAGCAGTCGCTTGCCGACAAACAGGCTCAGATTGACGAGCTGACCCACGATGCTGGCGCAGAGCAGAACGCCGGCAATGCTCCTGAGAACAATGGCGAGGGAGTGAAGACCCGGCAGTTGCGCACATTCGACCCCAGTCAGTACAAGACTAACGTCGAACGCAGAGAAGCCTTTGAACGCTTCAAGCGTGGTGAGGAATAGTATTTCCCTACCTCAGCCCTCAACCAACACAAAAACAGACAACACAACAACAACACAAAAACACAAACAATTATGGCAACACTTCCCAACAACTTTATCGGTAAGGATGCGCTTCAGCATGTAGCCGAGCAGGTTTCTAAGGAAATCCTTATGGGTATTGGTTATACCGATCCCGCAGAGACCGACCGTCTTGGTATTGACATTATCAGCGGTATGCAGTTTAAGCGTACCTTCCACATTCTTCTCCGCAAGGGTGGTACAACCCGTCGTAAAGACGTTCACTCAGTAGTAAACAGTCAGGCGGGCTTTTTGACTGAGCGTACGCTTGTCGCCCGTCTTGCTTGGGATCACTTTACCGATTCTATTGACGCATATTGTGAAACAGTATTCGGTACGGACGCTCAGGGTCAGTACCCGATGTCAACAGCAGCGGTAGAAGCAATCCTTCGCAATTACGCCGATAACCTTGCCGCTAACTTCTGGTTTGGCGACATCTCGCTCGACGATGGCAAGGAAAATGTTCCTGCCCACAACCAGGCATTGGCTCTCTATGACGGTATTCACACCTGCATCAAGCATGACATCGAGGCTGGCATTATCTCTGAGGCTAACGGCAACCTCATTCCTTGCGAGGCTATCGACGCTCCTGCTGACAACAACGACTCTACACCTTACGACAACTTCTACAACTGGTATCTGAAGTGGGACGCTCGTTTGCGCAAGCAGAAGACCCTTGTCTATATGAATGAAATCACTGCTCATAACATCGCAGCCGGCTATGCTAACAAGTATCACGGCAACTACAAGGTTGATTATGACGCAGGTGGCAACTTCGTTTTGCCTGGCATGTCAAAGGTTACAATCTGTCCTGTTTCTGACTTTGGTGTAGGCGACCGTATGTACGCCACTATACCGAAGAACCTTGTTTACGGTGTAGATACACTTAGTAACGAGACTTATGTGGGCGTTAAGGTCGGCACGGACACAGATTTGCGCCAAATCCAACTCCAGATTCAGTCAATTCAGGGAGCCGGCCTGAGGGTGCCCTACGCACACTCGTTTGTAATGTCGGATGGTAATCTCGCTAATCCTGACTTTGTAGCTGGTGATTACACCAACTCTAACCTCGTTGTTACTCTCGCTAAGGCCAACGCTCAGGACGCGGGCAACATCGACGGAACAGTGAAGGTGAATGGCACTCCCTACAAGGATCCTATCGAGACTTCTGTAAATCAGGTTATCTCGCTTGAGGCAGCTGACGGCACTAACTACAAGTTTGTAAACTGGAGCAATGGTTCGACCGAGAAGAAGATCCAGATCACTGCCACTGGCATGAGCATGGGCTTGATAGCCTTCTTCAAGAAGAACGGCTAATCCTTAACGGAGTTTCTTTCACTCTATATTTTCAAGGGCGATGGTCGTGGCTGACCTGACGGAATATGCTAACCCGTCGCCCTTCTTTTTAATCAACACAACAATACAAAAACTTATAAGAATATGGCAGTAACAGCAACATGTCCTGAGATCAAGAATGTTTTCGCCGCTGACGAATGCTTAGAGAATTTTGGTGGCCTTGGCGTTAATGTGTATGTTTTTGACAAGGGCGACCTCAAAGCTCCTTTGAAGGCAGAAAAAAACATTTATCCTGCGCTGACCACCGAGTCGTTCAACACAGGTAAGGGTCTTTACAAATTTGAGTGCAAAGAGGGCAGTCAGGGACATACTTTTGAGAGCCTTGGCCGTAGAAAAGGCTTCAAACAGCAGCTTGACTATGTGCTTGAGAGTGTAAACGCCGATTCGGCAGAGGTAACTCGTGCTCTGAACAACCGCGACCTTGGCTATATCATCCAGGATGGCGCGAAGAGCATCATCGTGTACGACGCTCAGCACAAGTTTGAGTATGCTTCTGGTGGCATCAAGGGCGACACTGGTAAGAAAGCTGAGGACGACCGTCAGGTTGAACTTAGCGGTTCTCTCCAGCCTACAGCCTACGGACGCTATGAGATTGCAGAGCCTGAGACCGGTGGTTGGGACTCTCTCCTTGCCTCAAAAAAAGAGTAAGCGATATTGAGCAGCAGAGCGAAAGCAATATCGCAAAAGAAGCGCTCGACGATGCCGATCCTTCTTTCTTCGGCACAAGTGACGAAAAAGACGGAACGACGGCAAAGAAGAGCGTAAAATGATCGCTCACGGTTAAAAATCTTCAAAGTTATATTTCTCCGCATTTGTCAATCTTTAACATAAAGACTGGCAGATGCGGTTTTTTTATTTGTATAACGTGGATGCGGAAATTTTTCGATTATTTCCGCATCTGTGTAAACCGTATTTTTTGTTCTTCGCCCATAAGCTATTTTTACTTTTTATTTTAGAATTAGCATTTTTAATAGCAAAATGTAACATAATATTATTTTATATGCTAATTTTGCAATTAGAAAAGCTTTTTTGATTACATTATTGTAAATGTAGAATAACTAAAAATATAGAGTTT